CATTTAAAACAATTAGGGTATCAGGTCAAACTGATGTCGTAGCAGATACCATTGCTGATCTACTTACACTTGTAGGTGGCACAGGTATTGACATTACAACAACGGCAGGTACTGACACAGTTTCATACGCAATAGATTCAAGTGTGTTAACACTTAACGATTCACAGATTTTAACAAACAAAACATTAACAACTCCTGTAATTAGTTCTATTTCAAACACAGGAACAATTACATTACCAACAAGCACAGACACACTTGTAGGTAAAGATACAACTGATACACTTACAAACAAGTCAATTAGTTTAACTACTAATACTGTAACAGGAACCTTTGCGGAATTTAATACTGCGGTTAGTGACGAAACACTTGTTGGTATTGCGGCAACGCAAACACTCACAAACAAAACATTAACTGATCCTATTCTATCTCCTACTGCTACAACAGGCGGTAAGGTTGAGTTTTTAGAAGGAACAAACAACGGCACTAACAAAGCAACACTAATAGGTCCTGCAAGTACTGCCGATGTAACTATTACATTGCCAGCCGCAACAGATACACTAGTTGGTAAGGCAACAACAGATACATTTACAAACAAGTCAATCAGCTTAACTACTAATACAGTAACAGGTACACTAGCAGAACTTAATACCGCAGTTAGTGACGCAACGTTAGTTGGTAGAGATACAACAGATACATTTACAAACAAGTCAATTAGTTTAACTACCAATACACTCTCAGGAACCTTTGCAGAACTTAATACTGCAATCACAGGAGATGAAGTAGTAGGTAGAGCAACTACTGATACACTTACAAACAAAACGTTAACTAATCCTATTTTGTCTCCAACTGCTACTACTGGTGGTAAGATTGAGTTTTTAGAAGGAACAAACAACGGAACACATAAAATTACATTACAGGCTCCAGCATCTGTTACTGGTGCTAGATTCATAACATTTCCAGATGCCGGCGGTACGGTACCTGTAAGTGTTTCATCACCACTGTCATTATCAGGATTGACAGGTAACATCACTTTTGATTGGACCATTGGCACAAACTTACAGGCCTGGGACGCAGACTTAGACGCACTAGCAGGATTAACTTCCGCGGCTGACACAGGAATATATTTTACGGGTTCAAATACTGCTGGTACATTTACACTAGGCTCAATAGGAAGAACATTCCTTGGTGCTACAAACGTTGGTAATGCCGCAGGTTCACAACGTAAACTACTAGGCGTTGACAATGATGACAACGTACAAATGGGAAGCATAGGAATAGGAACTGCCGCTTCAGGAACTGCTGGAGAGATCAGAGCTACTAATAACATCACAGGATACTATACATCAGACAGTAGACTAAAAGAAAATATTGTTAACATTCCAAATGCACTAGACAGGGTAGCCAAGTTAAAAGGTGTAAGGTTTGATTGGTGTGACTCTTACATTGAAGAACGTGGTGGAGAAGACGGATACTTCATTAAGAAACACGACACAGGATTAATTGCTCAAGACGTGCTACAGGTATTACCAGAAGTGGTGCGTGAGAAAAAAGATGGATACCTAGGTATACAATACGATAAGTTAGTAGGACTATTGGTAGAAGCAATCAAAGAATTAAGAAAAGAAGTAAACGAATTGAAATCCAAGGGGTAACAGATGGCACTACCTAGCAGTGGACAGATAAGTTTTGCAGACCTCCAAGCAGAATTCGGAGGATCTAATCCTATATCATTATCAGAATTCAGAGCATCAAATCACAACTCTTCCAAAACCAGTGGCGGACCTAACTACACTATATTCACAGTAAGTAAGAACACGGTTAATAACAAGTTACAAGTTGGTGGTGGAGATGTAGACTTTATTAACATAAACACCGATTCGAAGTTAGTATTAATTCTTAGGTCAGGAATATGGAATGATGGTAACTTGTATTTTAGTACGACCACAGCCCCAGGTAACAACAATTTACTTAACACGGGAGTTACTAATAACGGCGCAGGTGTTGATAGCATAATGGTGATAGATGGTTCAGATGCAGGCTTTACATCTACTACAGGTGGATGGGTAAATGGATATCTAAAATCAGATACCACAACAGCCTCAACGGCAGTTCCTATTCAGATTGTTGAAGACCCAGGAAATACCACAACCGCAGTTGACTACCTTTATGGTAAGGCAAATTTTACCTTTTCAGACGCAGGAGGATTTGTAGGAGGATCAGTTAACACAAAGATCACCACTGTGAGCAACATCTTAGATACAGACAACGGAGTTATTGTTCCTAATGGAGGAAGTGTAGACTTCAGTCAGGTTATGACGGCACTACCTACGATAGCTAGTGGTGGAACTTGGCATTACTATTATCTAAATCTCTATGATGCCGCCTGGGACAGTTCTGCAAAACAATTTACATTTGATAATTTTAGGAATGTTGCATGGACAAACAACACTGGTTATACAAACGGATCAGGAACATTTCTAAACGGCAGTAATAATAATGCAACCAACGTAGCTAATTACATAGCCAGCTCGGCAGGTTATAACACAGCAAGAGCTCCTAACTATGCCGGCACCTCAGAAAACGTTACACTACAAATGAGCAACAGTGGAGCAACACTTAACCATACATTCGTAAACAACACTGGTGGGTATGTTTTACTTTTTAAATACTCAATGTCAGATTCAACTGGTTTTCCAGCAGGGTCTAAAAACAGACTAGGAAGCCTGTTATGGGCAGACAGTGGTGGTCAATTTACAAACGCACACACGGTCCCTAGTGGAGGAACTCCAACAGGGTGTTTTGAAACATTCAATAGACAGAATTATGGATTTCCAACATGGCTTAAAATAACATTTTATTTCACTCCTGTTAATAGCGGTACTGAAACAACCCTAGGCTATAGAAATTATATCTTTGAAGATGGGTCAAGCCAAACAGATGCACTGAACAAGATCAAGACTGATACAGAAGCATACTTTCATGACACCTTAGATACGGGCGAAGATTATCCATATCTATACTGTGACGTTAATGCTGACTCAGTTGACTTTCGTTACTATCTACCTGGAATATTAAGAATAGTACCAGAATATTTTAGATACGGATACAACCAAGGTGGTACGGGTGGTGTTGCACATACAAACACGGCCGCAAGTGCAATCCAAGGACATTCAAATTACAACTTTGCAAATTTCAAATCAGATGAATTAACAACTAGTGCCAACGGCAATCAGAACATAAAACGACAAACTAAAGATATGAGCTTGGCAGGATATTACAATGCAAGAGGAGGGTTAACACTTGGATCAGGATAAAGAAAAACTTCGACAACCAGATGGTACAATGCCAAAGGGAGATGATAGTGAGATGAGACAAGAACACAATAATACTCAACCTCTGCCTAAGCCAACAGCTGAGTATAACGAACCTAAAAATTAATCTTTAGGTTTATTTAGATCTTTATCTGGATCGTTATGTGCGACTCTAGGTTTACGGCTTTTAGACATATCAGTTCGTAATTTACCGATATCATCAATTACCTTTATGAAGTCTTCTTGATTCTTTTTCAGCATATCTGTTAAATCTTTGACAGCAATTATTACCCACCACCACCAAGCAAATGCTATGATTCCAAATGATACTGCGATTGATATGATTAAGTAGTCTGTCCAACTGTCTGGACCTAACCAAAGGGATAAACATAATCCTAGTAGTGTAACCATCGGTGCTAGTCTACCTAGCCAATGCCAGAACTTAATTTGTGTTACCATTTTAAGCCCCTATTTGGCCAAATGGTTTCCACTCTCCTGGGGTGCCATCTTTTATACAGACCCACCCTACAAATCCTGTTGGACTTGGAGTGTCATTCCATACAATGTCCCCACGTTTGTAATTACCACTTTGTGGAACATCTGATCCTACTTCAAACTTCTTGTTTTCAAATTTGATTGGTCCTGATGTACTAAAACAAACATCTGGGTTGTTAACACCTATTCCTAGTTTACCTTTTACAGTAGTAATAGTATCAGCGTCAGTTCCAACTTCAATTCGATTGTTTGCTTTAAGTTTGATTCTAGTTTGATCATCAGTAATAAGTTCTACATCACTTGTTGTAAATGCTCCAACCTTTACTGTATCATACCCTGGATCAACAATAAACTCTACTTCGTTACCAGCAACACTTAACTGACCGTTAGGTGCTTCTGAGCCAATGCCCAAACGCATACCGTCACCATCATAAAATATAAACTGGTCTAATACAAAATTACCTTCTGTTCTAAGGTTTCTTAATGTACCTACTTCAGTCAAACTAGATTTAGTAACGTCTGCTCCTAGTTCATTTGAAGATAGTACTGTTATGTTTCCTATTCGATACTCACCATGAGTATCTATGATCTCACTTGACCAAATCCTATCTGGATTGCCTTGCATCACTAATTGTTTAGTATGCCCTGCTCCAGTCCACATCAAACCTTTTCCGTAAGGTGATTCGTTCTCACAATCAAAGTTTAATGGACTTGTTCTGTCATTACGTACATCAGCCTTGACTTCGTCTACTTCAAGTCTAGCCGCTTTGATAGTACCTGCTACTGTTAAGTCTTCTTCTACTCTAACACTATTCTTAAGTAGTCCAACTTTTAAGTTGTCAGTACTTACAAGATTGTTTTCAACCACTAATTCAAGTTTCGTAGCTCTATCTTGTATACCCATTGTACTAAATTCTGTAATAGTTCCACCATGGATTTTGTCTCCACTGATTTCGTTATTAAGAAATTCAGGTTTAGGTAATTGACGCTTCGCAATAGTTTCAATGGACTTGCCTAACTGCACTAGCCCGTCTTGTACTGCTTTTAATTCAGAATCTTGGATGTCATGTGTGCTCATGTAAGTATTTATCAAACTTGTATTGTTTGGTTTAATCTATTGTTTTTAGCAAAATCGTCTCAGGATTGATACGACCATTGAGCTTGATATCTACTGCATTGATCTCGTCCAAGAACTTCTTGATCTTGATTTTTCCAGCATCTTTAAACTCTTTCAGCTTTTCTTCTGGTTTACGTAGTGTTTTTTGTATGGATTCTTCTTCGCTAAAGCCTATGATAGTAGTACCTTTAACACTTAATCCTGTACCTTCTCTACGTTGATGTAGTGGATCTTTGCTACTAGCAACATACCTACCTAGCTTACGTGTTTTGATGTTAAACACCCAAAGCTCTTCTGCACCAATGATCTCTTGTGGGTTGATACTTGCTAACTGGAACTTCTCATCGTTGACTCTAAACCTTAATTTAGATACCATCTTCTCTTTGCTACGGATACGTTTACGTGGCTTTCTATTTGCTTTGGCTGTGTCAATGATTATATCACAAGCACCCATAAACAATGTTAATGCTTCAAGATACTTCTTAACATCTTTCTTTTCAAAGTCACTGTATGCTTCTATCAACTGTTCCGCATAGTCTCGATCACGTTCACTCATTGCATCACGTTGGGCCTTGCTTGGTGGTTGTAATACTTCTGTAAATTCTGCTATCTCGCTTGTATACCACTCTTTGATCTTACGTGCATGAGCCTGTGTACACTTTACATCATTAAGATGTTTGCTAATTCTAAAGGACTTAGGATCAAACTTGCCTGGATTACTTCCCCAGGTATCCAGCCAATCATCAACTGCACCCATCATCAGTAATGACTGCGATGCGATACGTTCCTGTATACTTGGCTTACGTGCTTCAAGTTTTTGTTCTTCAATTTCTTTTTTCTTTACTTCTTCAATCACTTTACTTCCTTCAATAATCAATTCTTTTAATTGTTTATCTATAAAATCTTCCATTGGTTTGATTTCTCCCATAGTACCTGGAAGTTCTTTCCAATAGTCTGCGTAAGGTTTGTGCAAAGACGGAAGGCCTTTATTCATTAGTCTACAACTTGTACCAAGTGTACAACTAAAACGCCATTCCGGATTCTTTCCTATAGCCTTTATGTGTTTCTTCCATTCAGGCTTGTCCTTACAATACTCAAGAATCCATCTTTTGTAGTCAGCACCTTTAAACTCCATCCTATAATAGGAATAAGCATGGTCCTTTAGTCTCCCATAGGCCGGCCCATCAAGTTCACTCGCCTTCGATATATCCGGCTCATAATTCTTTTGGCTTACACGTCTCGTGGCTCTCTTCTTTTTACGAGGTGCACCTTTTAAAAGTGATTTAGCCAATCTTCAATCTCCTGCAAAAATATGTCTAACACAGTTACTATATAGCAAAAAAAATAAAAGTCTACTAAAAATGACTTTTAATCTTATATTTTTTCGCCATTTTCATCTGATCTAAAAGTTTTAAATCTAGGAAAACGTAAACTGTATGTGTCTGAATCTTGTGATTTTGTACGAGCGTCTGCTCTAATTTCTACTAAAGAACCAATGATGTTAGTACGGTCAGTCCAGAACTGATCACGTTGACTGTCAGTGAAACCACTTCCACAGTTAAGGTGATAATTGTATCCATCGTCTTCTCCTTCTACTATGATTGCGCCAAGTCTACCTTCATTTCGTCCAGTTCCTTCTTCAACTGCAACTACTTTTAATGTAATCTCGATGAAAGGTTTGGCTTTTAACCAAGCATGAGATCTCTTACATTCGTATACTGCTTGTTGATCTTTGATCATAACTCCTTCATATCCACCGTCTACAGCCGCTTTATTAAGCTCTACAAAGCGATCTTGGCCTTCAGGGCTACTTAGATCCACATCTTCCCAGTCCAGTGCTTGTACGTGCTCTAAGGCGTCTTTATTAGCTTCAACCCAATGCCATACATACTGACTTCTTTTTGATTGCTCTACTTCATACTTTCCTTCTAAGAACTTGTCTAATGGAATCATATCAAATAAATGTAGTACTGCGTCTTTGGCAACACCTCCACTCTTTCTATGTACCTGTTTCATTAGGTCTTGGAAGTTAGCACTCATTACCTCTCCGTCCAATACTAGATCATATGGAGCAGGCTTTTCTTTTAATACTGCTTCTAGTTCTTCTATGATATGTCCAAAGTTATGAAACTGCTTACCATTCCTGCTAAACATCTCAACCTTGCCATCTTTGATAACTGTTAGTACTCTAACACCATCAAGTTTAATTTCTATTTGTTTAGGACCAACCATCTTCTTTTCGTGGTTAGCTGAGTCATGTGCAAGTTGACAGGTAAATGTAGGAACAATGTATTTGTCAAAGTTATTTTTCTTTGCTACATTGTTTACTGTCTTTTCACTTACGCCACAACGTAAATCTTTAATAAGGATACGTCTGTAAAAACCATTCCATTGTTCTGCTGTCGCTGAACTCATTACAAGCTCAATAGCATCTCTGGCCGCATGACCAGTTAATTCTCTTTTGTTAAGTTTATCTGCAAGTTCTACGAATACCTTCCATTCACAACCTTGTCCACTGATTACTGTGTCCTTTGTTGGAACTTGCTTAACGCCAAATGTGTATAATGGATCAAGTGCCATACGTACACCTTCAAAGAACTCATCTAGTCCTTCATTCATTGCGTCTAATAATATTGATTCTTTAGCAAGACGTGAATTGTCTGCTTCTAGCTTTTCGATTATTGCCTGGGGTTGTGTTCTCATTTGTGCCTCTCTTTAATTATTATATACATTATATAATCAATATATTCATTTGTCAAGTCTTTTTTTGGCCGGCCCAAAGAGATTCGAACTCCTGACCTCCAGTTCCGCAAACTGGCGCTCTATCCAACTGAGCTATGGGCCGTGTATATAGTATAGTGCATTATTTTGGTTTTGTCAATTAGAATCTACAGCCGACTTCAGCTTTTGGAATAACTTTATCTTGGAGTTCTTTAATGGTAGGTTCGTGTATTGTTTTCACATCAGCCGATGCCTTAACATCACAATCCATTTTTCTAACACAGGAGATCAGTAGAACTAGGGAGAGTGCTATGATCAGTGCCAGCTTCATTGTAGAATATTTAGTCAAAAAAAAAGGCCGAACAAATGAATGATCGGCCCTTTTTAAAAACTAAGAAACTAAATTAGCTTCTTGATGCAGATGCCATTGCTTTGTAACCAGCGGCAACTACTGCTCTTGAGGCAGAACCTAATCTGTACTTTTTAGCACCAGTCTTAGTAGTGTTTAAGTACACAGGGTATCCTGCGAATCTCAAAGATTGGATAACCGCTTGTGGGTTACCTGCTTTAAACTTGCTCTTAAGTTGAGCTGAAGTTAGTTCTGATCCGTTTTTAAGTGCGGTCAATACACTATCTTGAATTGTATTTTTCATGTAATATCTCCTTAATTAAGTTTCAAATACTGTTACAGTATACACTAAAAATCTAGTAAAGTCAAATACTTGTTTGCCAATTATACAAAATCGGGTCCATGTACCCAACCAACTAATGACTTACGTGTGCCTTTTGTTACTGGTACTACTTTGTGAGGCATCCAACTAGGGAAGAAACATATCTCATATTTCTTTAATTGGATAGGGTAACCAATCGAGTCTGGCATCAATGTTAATGCGCCTCCTTCAAACTCGCTTGGGTCATTTAGTAAACAACTAAATGAAATCTTTCTACTGTCACCATTAACACCTTTGAACCCTGCGTCAGAGTGCATTGAATAATGACCTTTCTTATCTGCATTATAAACACTATATTGGAGTGTTTCTAAATACGTGATAGAATATTTAAAATGAAAATCGTTTGCATGATGTATAACGCCACCTAATAAGTTATACAACTCTGGATTGGTGTTTGTGTCAATCCAACTTATGTCTGTTGAACGTAACTCGTAATCGTGTTCAGCTTCACCTTCCTTAACGTAACCTGCGTTCTGAACAGGATTGTTCGTTCGAACCCAGTCATGGAGGTCGTTTACTATCTTATCGTTCAATCCCCATTGTTCCACACAATATTCTGGTGGTGGATTATCTCTATGTTGTGGTGGTGTTAAAATATACATTACTGTTTACCTTGTAACATCATGTGTCTATGATAGCTTCTAGCAAGTAGATCCATAAACCTTTGAAATTGTATACCCATTCTTACAAAGGCAAACTGTCTTGTGCTTGGTTGTATTCCTGTGTTTACTATGCAACGTTTCTTATTTGGATTAATAAGGAATACCTTACCTAACTGTGATGGTACAATACCAAAGTCTTCTACTACTGTATGACAATCTAGTCCTGGCTCTTCCATACAAATCATTAATGGAATTGGCCAGCTAATTAAATCTATTGTGTCTACGTTATCAGTTGGCTCTACCATGTTAAAGTTATGCGGTCGTGCATATCCTTCAGGCTCAATACGCCAATAGTTAATCTTGGCTAGTTTATCACAAGCACTATTATCAAACCACCATTGTGCCGTTTGTGTCATATCAGCACCTTCAAGTTTATGCCATTGATTATTGTAAACGGTAACACCTTTGACATCGCCTAATGGTAATGGCTTGGTGTGTTCCACTACCCTATCAGTTTCTAATCTAATCTTAAAGTTAAAACCAAAGTCTTCGTAGTCTGGTGGGTTAACACTTTTTAAATCAAGATCTATCCAACCTATCTTATTGTCTAGCAATAGTTGGAATAACCATTTGCCAACTGAATAACCCATCTTAGGGTTAACGTCAGCTGGTAACTCTGGAAATGTAAAATCCTTATTTTTGTGTGCTTCGTAAAATTCTTTTGTTTCTATATCCATAATCTTCTCAATAGTGGTGCCGCTTCACGGATTCGAACCGCGGACCTACTGATTACAAATCAGTTGCTCTACCAACTGAGCTAAAGCGGCTTGTAAGATTAATCAAACTCTGATCTAACAATGTGCTTTCTCAATGCTCTAACAAGTTCCTCGATCTTATCAATCACTGAAATCAAACTTTTATCTGTAATGTAAGTTTGTCTTTCACGTAGCTTGTCGTAGTCCTTCAAAGGTATTGTTACTGTGCTACCTTCGTTTTCGTATGTTGCATCTTCTGATCTATCATCTGTCATAAATCCCCTTTAGTTCATTTACGCGATCTTCCAACCAACTTATTGCAGTATGAATATGTCCTGTGTCGTGTTCTTGTAAACAACTTTTGGCATACTCAATTTCTTGTTCAAGTATATTAACTTTTATCAGATTCCCTGGAAAGTCCCGGTGCTTCCTCACTGCCTCTTGTTTGGTCTTCTGTTTCGTCATCAGTAGTACTTACCTCTGGCATAGTTCCATTGACCGCTCTTTCGAGTAAGCCGTCAACATCTATGTCATGATGCTCTAACATTTGGAGAGCTTCAACAGGAGTCTTACATAATTTCTCCTTGACCATTTGCCTAACTACATAAACAACATTATATTTTGATAAATTTAAAAACTTTCCATCTGGACCGTATAACTCTTGACTAAAAATTCTACCCATTTATAACAACCTTTCTAACTCTATCATACACAAAGGAACGATATCCTTTGGCATTAGTGTCCCATACTGTGATGTTCTTCTCGTGAGCTTCTTTGGTTGTCTTAGGGTGATTAGCTTCTGGTATAACTCTTAGGTCTTTGGTACAAGTCATTACACGTTCGTCGCCATCAAGTTTTAAAAAAGTTACTGTAGCAGTTTGCTCTTTCAGTAACTTGATTAACGTATCCTTGGTGGGTATTCCTTTTAATTCTGCTATTTGATCTAAACTCATAAACCTCTTCCTTGCTTTATGTTAAAAGTTCTAGGTCCAGGAGTAGTAAATTCCATGCCCATCTTATTACCAACATACACTCTACCAGTGTACATCATCTTAATTTTGTTCTGTGCTATAAACACTTCAACAAATTGTCCTTCCTCAAACCTATCAACGTCTGCTTCAGCAACAACGTCATTATCGGTGCAAGTAATAGTGCATTTAGAATCGTAGTTTTTATTCATCTTTACCCCATAGTTTATTAATTTTACTTTGATATGATTTATACATAATAAAGTCCACCAACAAGAAGTTTATTAACAATCCTGTAGTCGTTAGGGCCATTCCAAACAATGCTGGTATTAAGAATAAGAACGCAACTATCTTAACTAGATAATCAGTTACTAAGATATTGGGTACTTCCCAAAAAGGAAAACTGCCTAGCATAGGCTTAGGTGGTTTCTTCCTATAATCTTCAAACTCATAGTTCATATTCAAAATTCTGTGATGTGTCATTGATGCTTATTTGTTTAGCACCGTTACGTATGTGGAAGTGTGTTGCCATAGGTGTTAATGGCGATAGTGTAATAACTCTTTCAATGCCCTGTTCTTTTGCATGAGATAAAATCTTTTGAATGATCTCTCTACCTGCTCCACGTTTACGTGACCAAACTGTGTATGCGATAGCAACCTTTGGAACTTCTTCTTTCATATGTACGAGTTCACTCATCATATCAAGTTCCTTTACATTCTCTGGAACATCATTAGTATATGCAATACAAATAATGCCTTCTATCTCGTCCTCGTATTTCAAACCGTATATCTTACGACCTTTTGTGATACGCCAACCTAATGTTAAATCAGGTCTTACAGGATCCTCAGATACGTCAATGTCGTCTAGTTCAACTAGCTCTGTACCCTTGACCCATCTAAAGAAGTCATCAGTTTTATTCTTAAAAAATTTCAAGTACTTCCCTTCCTTAGTGTTATATTCTGTTTCTTTCTTTTTGTAACTTTAATGCTCTCTTGATACCACGTTTTTTAGCCAAACGTTTTTTCTCACTTGGCTTTTGGTAGTATGCTCTTTCCTTAAGTTCTAAAAGTAAACCTTCTTTTTTCATTTTACGTTTCATAACTCTAAGGGCTTTTTCAACATTGTTATTTCTAACTATTACTTCCATATTTCTCCTTTAGTGTAATGTGTTCTGTCCGGCTGTCTCCATGAATACGTCCTCATCAGCCCAATTAACGTTAAAGTACTTTTCGCATAGTGTCGCTATAGCTTGAGGTACTTCATCGTCTTCTTGTCCTTTAGGAACGTAAAGACCTTTCAGTTCACCGTTCTTATTAATTATCAATCCCCAATCATCTGTATCGAGGACTTCTTCTATTGTAACAAACTTGTGATTCGCCATTGTACTATCTCCAATAAGTTTACAATAGATTGACATTGTTTTAATATTACTATAATTCTTCAGTTTTGTCAACCTATCTTTACGTAATTTAAAATCGTTTCAGGGAATTTGGTAATAAAGTTTTCCCCATGCCTCTTAATTTTTGCCTTAATGTTAAAGGTGGTACTCTCTTTTGGTAATTCTTTGGTTTGATCGAAGCTCTTAAAAAAGCTAACTAGGTTGCCGTTGCACGACCCATTCAGTACGTGGCAACTAAACTTATCTACAAACTTGATTTCATGCAAAGTAAACTCACCTTGAAAAGTACTTCCAATAGTACTTATGTGTTTTGACTCAGAGAAGTTAGTTTTAAGAGATTTCTTAACATCTTTCTTCTTCTTGCCTTCAAAATATATCTTTGGCGTAACTGCAACAACACCAAATTGTTCTTTGGTTAACTGTTGTGTGTTTAGACAAGTAATAAGGTTCTTCATGTAATCGGATAACGTATCAGCCATTATGGCCAAAGTGTTTTCTTTATTGATCCATTCAACTGATGCAACTGCATTTTGCAAGTCTTCATCTTTGATTGTCATCTGTTGCCAGTCTGGTGGTGAAAAGTGTTCGTCGTTTCTAAATTGTTCTACTAGGCAATCCTTGTTTGAAAACTGTGTAGGTGATTCTTCGAAACGTCTAGTTTCTCTGTAGTAGTCGCCATTGATTCTATATGCGGCGAAACTTGCCGATAGTATGTCTACCAACGGAAATTTTTTAACCTTATTATTCATTGTTGCCTCACTTGCCTAATTATAGTAATACTATAACATCAATGTATTGGTTTGTCAACCAGAAATTAAAGTATATGATCTGCGACTTTTAAGTCAATTAACTGCTTGGCAGTAAAGTATTGGTCTGATGGGTTATTGAATTTTTTACGAACGTCTGCTAAACTGTATCCAGTTGCATCTCTTAATATCTGCATACATCTTTGTTCACAGTTGTTGTTCTCTTTCATCTGTGCTTTCATGTCGTGCATCTTAGATTCCATTGTGTCTGAGTGTTGATGGTTCATTATACCTGTGTTCTTACCGATATATCTTTCACCTTGTTTACCACTTGCAAATATCAAAAATCCAGCACTCATTACTGCTCCAATACCTACTGTAGAAATAGTATGATAGCTATCTCTCATAACATCGATCAGTCCGAACATTTCATATAGGTCTCCACCTACTGTATTCACGTACAATGTTAGTTTACGTTTTGGTCTTTTTACAAGATTTGCTGATACTATCCATTTGATTGCTTTGGAGATATTGTCATTATCTAGCTCTCCACTCAAGTAATGAATGTCATTATCATGTAGAGTTGCTTCTATCCTCTCATCAACTGAATATTGTTCGTATACTTTTTTCATGAAATCCTGTAATTTATATTATTTATCATGTGTCCACTTTAAGTGTCCTAATTCGTGTTTTTCAGCCCAACGTATAAAAAGACCCAATTCTCGCCCGTGTGCTTCTATTTCCCAGGGTCTTTCAAAGTACTCATCTGAGCTTATATCGTACTTTTGCCCATTCCAGCTTACTTTTTCAGCACTTGCTAGATCTCGCATTTCTCCCTTGGCGAACTGTTTGACGTGTACCATTTCGTGGCAGATGCTTTCTAGCACCCTTCTGAGTCTAGTACTTGGGTCTATTTCTATCGTAAATTCTTTGGGCCTATAACTGTCATCTTCCCATGAACAATTACCCATTTGTCTATGCTTTTCGTATAGTGGAGTAAAGTGTAATTTTACTGTAAGAGTATTGGCAAGTCTAGTACTCATTAGCTTATCTGCACAGAACTCTATGATAGATTTTGCATAAGCCTTTTGCGATTTTGTGCCACCTTTGATACTAACTTCCATTAATTCACCCTTTGTTGATTGTAATATATATTATATACAAATTTTGCCAGAAAGTCAACCTTTTAGGTTCGAGATAAATGTAGGTTTTTCAATGGTTTAAAAACTATGTTGCCAAAATAAAGTAAATACTTGTATGAAGGACTTTTATCAAAGCGCCTTTTATGGGCTTGTAAAAGACACCCAGGAGTCAAGTGGTTACACTCTACCTGTAGAACTTGAGTCTTATGTTGTTATGCTTCTCGCGGACAAAGTTGATAAACCAGACTTCCTACCAGATACTAGTTTTGCTGAATATTATTTAGAATTAAGGAATAGCAGAGATGCTAAGAGTCTTGGAGATAACTGTTTATTTGTTACGGGTGTGTTTCCCACATATGGTATCGATATCGACTACTATATTGGTATAGGTCAAAGTAGTTATAATCGCATTTCTTACGGTATGAACAAAGAGCTTTTTGATTCTTTATCAGTTCACTTCCGCTTTCTGCGTAAATTTATTAATCTGACGACTTCGCATACTTCTGTTTATCGTTAGCAACTAACAAACAGTCTGTCTGTATGGACTGGATCATATTGTCTATTTCACTAGTATCAGCCTTAGGCGTGTTGTACTTCATGTCACGTAGCTTATCAGCCATAGCTTTGATAGAATCAATCTTGTCGCAAAATTCAGATATCTTGTGTATCATATGTTTCTCTACTATATTACTTTTTCTTTCTACTACTATTAATTATTACTCTAACTAAATATAGCAAACAAACAAGGTTTAGTCAAGTGGAAATTTTCCTTTTATTAATGATAAAACACGCAATAGTTGATTTGGGTTTTCAACCCTTTGGACTAGGAGCAACCAAATTAAGATATTTTGGTTGGGCGGCACATAAGCAACATTACATACCACATGGGGTGTTAACAATGCTTGTAATGGCGCTTTACACTAGCATAGAGGTCTCTGTGTTGCTTGGAATACTTGATTACATACTACACTGGCATATAGACTATTTTAAGACGAATATACGTGAAAAGTACGGTTGGAAGAATAATCAAAGGCAGTTTTGGGTATTGAATATGTTTGACCAAATACTACACTTCTTAGGATATTATTTAATTATTACTATTGCTATTTTCTAGCGAAACCAAAGCCCATTGAACCCGGCAAGTTCATATTAGCATAAAACTCTTTACCAGCATCAAACTTTATTCTACCATCAAATACTGGTGGATAAATTACAAGCATTTTGGTAAACTTACCTTTGTCGTCACCCTGCATTTGGAACGTGCTTTTTATTTGGATCATGTTAGAGCTTTCTAACACAGTCTTAAAGAATCTGTTTAGGTTATCAGGATCGTTGTTCATCTGTGCCGCAACGTTTTTAGCAAGTGTTGTTGTGAAGTGCCATAGCTTTCTGTACTTGGCATTTTGTAAAGTTGCGTCTTTAGGACGATACACATTTGAATTCATGTATTCATCATAGTGTCTTGGTACTGCTTGTTTAATTCTTTCTTCATTATTCCAACTAGATGGATCGTCAACTAGTTTTTTAAGTGCATCTAGTTCGGCTTCATTAATCATACCTAATCTAGTTGCTAGTTTGTAAACTTGATACTTCTTATCTTTTTCCTTAATTGTTTCCATCCAACCCAAGTACTCTTTAAATTCTGTAAAGAAGTTTTTGTTCTTTAATTTAATTACGTCTGGTTTGTTATCAATAGTTTCTGCAATACTAACGGCACTTGCCTTCGCACCACCTTTACCATCTTTAGCACTAATACCTATCTTTGCTCCCTTAGGAGATATAATAAAACTGTCAATAAGTTTTTGTGATTCGTCTGCTGGATACTCTACAGTTTTCATAGCCTGCCAAGTAAGTCCTGGTTCAATAACCTGTAACAGTTGTTCCTGTGCTTCTGCTACTGCACCTCCGACCATGCTTGATCCTTGTGATAGTGCAATAGGTCCTGCAATCTCACCTATTTGAATTTCGTAGTTACCTTTGTAGTCCTTTGTTGCAGGCATGGATGTATCTAAGTTTTCTATTATGTCTGCAATGATTGGTCTTTCTTCTGGTGGAACATCTTTAGGGAATAGCTCTGAACTTCTAATTCTTTCTGCTACTGCTGATATGTCCATAGGACCATCTGTAACACCTAATCTATTTGGAAAGAACCTTACGTTAGGGTGTGCCTTGTTTGCAGTTGCTGATAATGTCTTTTTAATATTGTATCCTAATGGCTCTATGTTTCTCATAAAGTCAGTTAGTTCCCATTTGATGTAGTTTGCAGTCTTGCTCTTGTAATATCTTACAAAGTGTAGTGTACCTGCGTCTGATGTTATTTCAACAACAATGGCCGCATACTCGGTTAATGGCTTTTTGTTTGCTTCAATTAGTTTACCTGTGATACCAGCTGTCTTTAGATCTTCTTGGAACTGTACATCTGCATGAACAGAAGCTGGTCCTACTGATGATCCGTTTTTAGCATCTGGATCAGTTGTATCATCTTCTTTTTCTACTGCAACGTATCTTTCTGTTTGTTCATCTAATGGAAAGAACCAACAGTTGGTAGGAATAAACTTACCACCTTCTTCAGTACTAAAAGGACTTTCCATACCCTTCAGATTGATATCGTCTACTGCACCTTTGATACCTCTAGTGCTTTCTAATATAGGTTTGGATACTGTTTTAAATTCGAAAAATCGCATAACACAAGTATTTATGCTATTTTAGGAAACAAGGCATTAGTACAAAATTCATCTACGTCTGCTTCGTTAAGCCCTAAGGACTTCATAACACGTGGTGTATGTGGGTTCTGTTGCTGATTATGACAGTAATAGTCCTGTGCACCAGCAGTAAACTCTACTGTTTGTTCTCCTGCATATTCAGGTACACTATCAAACCATACCTTTAAGTTATCAACTGCAAGTTTACAAATAGCCTGTGCTTCTTCTTCTGTAGCAACGTTACCAGCGGCAATCATGCCTGGACTGAATATGTTTGTTGCCCATTCAGGTAATTCACGTTTCTTACTAGGAATAAAATCTTTGACAGCATCTAAGTACCATTCACACAACGGATGATCTTCTCCGCCACTTGATGCACTAAAGTCATGGAAGGCACCAGTCATCTTACGTTTGCCTGCGATAACATCAAAGCCGTATATAGGTGCACCATTGTCTAGTGTTGGAAAGCAACATACGTGCATCATCCACAGACCTTTTTGTTCACGTACATCAACAACGTCAATGTGAGCTCTTCGAACGTGCTTGTTTGCCCATACTCTATTCAACCAACCGTTCTCAGGCTGATTAAACTTGTTCAAGGTCTTTTCTTCTGTTTCTTCTGCATACTTGTCAAATATGTCAAGTATCTCGTCTTGGGTTTTAATTAGTGTGTCCCATATAATTGATTCGCTCACCTGTTACTCCATTGTCTGTTTGTTAAGCCCGGATAAGAAGCTTTCTTGTTTTCTTCCTTCATTCTATTTAAAAGGTCTAAGCTCTCTGCTTCACCTAAATTGGCAGTAGCAGTTTTAATGCCTACGGTGTTTAACCATAGCTTCCAATTGATGTCTTGAAATATTTCTGTGTTGCGTGGAAAGAACTGTTCATCTACTGTGGGAGTAAAGTTTCTTGCATAGTTTGTACACAGATCTTCCATCTTTTTAGTTTCTTTAAAGTTTTCTTCAACGTGTCTCCAAAACTTACTCTGTCTTGGATTGCTAAAATAATGTAGTGCAACAAAGCCCATGCTATCTTCGTACACGTTACTCATGTCCTCGTTAAATCTATCTACGTCTGCCTGTTCATAGTAACCTTTTTTCATATAGTGTAGTGCTGAACTACCTATTACTAATAGTGCAAGTCCTGTTGACTCGAGTGGTTCAATAAATCCACTTGCTAGTCCTACACTAAAACAGTTGCCACGCCAGTTGTTTGCATTGTACTCTGGTTTGAAAGGTACATGATTAAACTTACCTGTTCTTAATCTATGTTCTCCCCAATGTTGTACAAAGTAATCTTCTGCTTCTTGTTTAGTTGTTATATCACTGTTGTAACAAAGTCCACTACCTATTCTATCTTTAACAGGAGTTTTCCATATCCATCCGTGGTCACAAGCCTGTGCAGTTACATAAGGTACCTGCGGTTCATCTTCTGTTTCATAACTAATCTGTGATGCCACTGCGGCATTTGTAAACAACATATGGCTTCTGTCAACCCATTTACTGTTGCCTAGTGCATTTGAAAGTAATCTTTTAAATCCTGTACAGTCAACAAAGAAGTCTCCAGTGACTATTTCATCGTTCTCTAATACAACGTGTTCAATGTTTCCATCTTTTATAACAGGCTTATCTATGTGTGCTTTAATATGTTTTAACCTTGGATACTTCTTATTAAGATATTCGCTTAAGAAGTTTGCTAGTTTAACTGCATCTAAATGATAACCTACATGAGCTTCACTACCACAGGCAGTTGTGTTACCTGCAATCTTCTTATCCTTAACACTGATGTCATACCAAGCAGTCCACTTTTCGTAATCTTCAAAAGGAACATTAGCATCTCGACATAAGTCTATTACATCATGCCAGTTACCTGTTTGTGCTTTTTCAATTGGAAAGTAAAAAGGTTGCCAAATGTTTTTACCATCATCTCTCCAGTTAGGAAAGTATGTGCCTAGTTTAATAGTTGCATCACATTCCTTTGTCCACAGTTCGGTTGGTATACCACAGTCAGTTAGGTAATGGTCGAAGCCAAGTATAGTAGCTTCACCTACTCCTACTATAGGTATGTTAGGACTTTCTATTAGTGTGATTTGTGTGTTGGGTAAATTGTATAGGGCATAAGCGGCTGTGAGCCAACCTGCACTACCTCCTCCAACTATAACAATTTTTTTAACTTGTGAGTTTGACATCCATCAATTCCTGAAAAGTTTTAGTAGCAAAGTCAAAACAAATCTTTGCCTCATCAGCCATACTATCATCTAAACGTTCTCTAATTAATTCTTTAAGAGCTGGACCGTTTTCGAAATTATATAGTGTGCCACTTCCTGGAATCTTTTTACGGATCATCTGTCCACCACTTAGGTCACCCATGTGCCTAGTATAAATGTGTGCGAACAATTTCTTTTCATCATCTTTTATGCTCATGATATGATCTGCATATTCTTTAGTAACAGATAAAAGCTCAGGTGGATTGTCTTTGTCTTCCCACAGTTCTTCATAGTCTGCCCAGATGTTTGGAGCTCGTCTAATATCCATTAGACCGTTCATTAATCCATGTGACATGGAACATACTTCTAAAATATTATATTGTTGATGCTGATTGTACATAAAGGTAGCATATAGTTTCGGATCTATATGTCCGCTCATTAGTACTTTTACAAACTGTTGTCTTTCTGCATTACGATGATGTTCGTATGTTAATTCTTTAAGGCTCATTCTTTCTCAACTTTCACTTGTAATGGAAAGCCGTTTGAGCGAGCCAACTGCGTAGTTTCGATTCCTTTTTGTTCTGCTATTTCAAAAGTGAATACTCCAACTATCGCTGACCCTTCTTCATGTATTTTTACAGTAAGGTCTCTTGCCGTTTCGTCTGTATGTTTAAATATTCCGATAAGGCACTCAATCACGAAGTCCATTGGTGTTTGGTCGTCATTTAAGAAAACAACTTTGAACATTCCTGGCTCTAAGATTTGTTGCTTAATTTTTTCGTCTATTTGTACGTCCATAACATTACTTATCATTGAATCGCTCCTGAGAATTAGAAGTGAGTGGGGAGAGTAACATAGAAGTTGTGTCCCCACTCATTCCGTTTTGAACTACTTAATGCTAATAGTTCTTGGTTTTTTGCTATCTGGAATAATCTTTTCCAGTTCAACTTGTAAAAGACCGTCTTTAAGTTCCGCACCTTTTACTTCCACATCTTCAGCAATAGTAAAAGATCTAGTAAAGTGTCTTTTGCTAATACCTTGGTGTAGTGTGCCTTCTTTAGCTTCTTCCTTCTCATGAATGGATTTGATTTCTAAAGTATTATCTGCGTACTTAACTTCAATATCCTTCTTGTTGAAGCCTGCAAGGGCTACTTCAATATTGTAGGTGTATTCACCTGTTTTTACAATATTGTAAGGTGGGTAATTAACAGATGGTGTCATTAACGTATCGTTGTCAAACATTCTTTCGAAGTGATCAAAGATAGGATCAAACCCTACTGTTACTGGTCTTAGTTGATTAAAAATTGATAGATGTTGATGTCTTGTCATTATATGTCTCCTTTATTAAGCAAGTTAAATGTTGAAAGAACCTATCAAGCATTCTTTAACATATTAGTATTTATACTACTATACGAATTATATGCTAAAATAGGTCAATTTACAAGTATAAATGTAACCAAATTACTTGATATGAACGAAAAAGAACTGATTTAAGCTATAACGGCCTGAGCCTTTAATGTGCTTTACTTCGTGTTGCTCGAAGCTAGGAAACAGTATAGTTGTATTGTTTTCCATCTTAGGAGTATAGTCATAGTCACTGAAACATAGCTCTCCTCCTGTATACTGCTTGGGGTCTTCATGTAATAATGTTACTGCTGACATAACTGCAAGGTCTGGGTGCGGAGCATAACTACCATCTCCATTATAACAGTTCAGTTGTGTTACATCAAAATTACACATCTTGATATAGTTACTAAACACATTGTCGGACAGGTCAATATTAAATATCTTTCTGTTGTATCTAAGAATACTGCTGACGTGTCTATCTTCCTTGTAGTGCTTATCTAAATGCACGGCAGTCATGTTACTGCTTTTAGGATCACCATTGTCTTGTGTATCCTGGCTGTGTTTATTAAGATAGTTTATTTCAGAAAATACACTTGGAAGTTCTGCATCGTCAAAGAAGTTGTTAATTATTGTGTGTACAAACGGAACCTTGTGTGTGCTAACTTGCATTGTACTGATTGAACACTTGGTTAACCTGTTGTGTACATCTTACGAATGTAGTACACTTAGGCATATCTTTAATACGTTTTGCACCAATGTATGTGCAAGTGGATCTTAGTCCGCCAAGTATTTCTGTTAGTGTACCTTCTACTTCTCCTTTGTAAGGAATAGAAACAAGTTTACCTTCTGCTCCACGGTATCCATCTTTACGTGTACCATGTGTTGCCATTGCCGCATCTGAACTCATACCGTAAAACTCAACAAAGTTTTGTTCTTCAAATCGTGGAACATAAGTTCCGTTGTCTAACTTGTGAGCACCACCTGTTGCAGTATGTTTTGTAATAATGTTGCCGCCACCTTCTTTGTGTCCTGCTAACATACCGCCAAGCATAACAAAGTGAGCACCTGCTCCAAAGGCTTTACTTACATCTCCTGGATACACACAACCGCCATCAGCAATAATGTGTCCACCAATACCGTTGGCCGCATCAGCACATTCAATAATGCCTGATAGTTGTGGCACACCAACACCTGTCATTAGTCGTGTAGTACATACTGATCCTGGACCAATACCACACTTAACAATGTCAGCACCTTTAATAATAAGTTCTTCTGTCATCTCTGCTGAAATAACATTACCAGCAATAATAGTTTTGTCTGGATATGCATCACGTAAACGTGCAATAAAGTCTGCATAGTTTTCATGATAAGCATTTGCAACATCAACTGTAATAAATTTAATGTCTGGATACATTTCTAATACTGCTTTCATAGTAGCATAGTCTTTTGCATCTTTATCCCAAATAACTCCTGTACCTGTACAAACACTTAGGTACTTCATCTTAACACCTTGGCTCTGTTCTTTCCAGTCTTCTACGGAATAATGTTTTCTCATTACAGTAATCATCTTGTGATCCTGTAATACCTTTGCCATCTCAAATGTACCAACTCCGTCCATGTTACTTGACATGATAGGTACTCCGGTCCATTCATTACCGTGATGAAACTTAAACGTTCGAGTTAAGTCGACATCACGTCTGCTTTCTAATTTTGATCTTTTAGGTTTAAACAGTACGTCTTTGTAGTCCAACTTAATGTCTTGTTCTATTCTCATCGTTTCGCTCCATAATTAAATGATATTGCTATACGTTCTGCGTCTGACCTATTTTGCTTCACGGCGTGTTTAACCCATGATGGGAAAATAACAACCATACCTGGTTTAGGCGGATACGTAGCCATTGTACTTGTGATTGTATTGTATGTGCTAAGATTATCTGGAATGTAATACTGTGCTTCGTCTCCACGATAAAATTGTAAGTCACCCATATTGTCTGTGGGTACATCAATATAAAACACACCACTCAACATAGCATCTTGATGATTATGTAATGTGTGGTATGCACCTGGACCATTCACGTTAATCCAGAAATTCTGCATTTCTAATGGAGGAAAGCCTGCTGATGTTCTGCAATACTCTATTGCTTTATCTAATTCAACAACCATCTGTGTTAATGGGTCACGGATATCAGGCGGAAGTAAATCAACATTTTCAATTGATCGACTATGCCAGCCACCTTCGTTACTGTTGCCAGCAAGTTCAGGTTCTTTGTTTCTCCAAGCTAGTGCAATATTCTTAAGTGCAGTACGATTTATTTCATCGTTAATTCCTGCAAATACAATACTTGGAAACCATAAGTCCGCTTTAAGTTCCATTAATATCCTTCCTCTAATCTACGACGACGATCTTCTTTTCTTTGTCGAGCAATACCAGCCGCCTTAGCCTTTGCTCGTTTCTCGCTAGGTTTTTGATAATAACGTTTGTCTTTGTACTCCATCAAAATACCATCCTGCGAAACTCGTTTTTTAAATTTTCTTAATGCACCGAAAAAGTCGTTGTTACGAACTTGAACGGTCAACCCACTTTTAGGTCTTTCCTTGAAATTTGACAAAGCTATCGTTCTCCTCTGCAATTTGTCCAACGTCATAAATCCGTCTAGTGTTAATTACATTATACGACATTTGTTCGGCACTTGTCAAGTAAAAAGTTTTGTTAAAGGATAAAAAGTATCCAATAAGCCATTGATACTCTTGTGGGATATTGTCAATGTCTAATATAATATGATCAACTTCTTGACCTACGTCTAATAACCAAGGCACATCTGTCTCGGTTTTATCAAACAAGTAAACATTTAGATCCTGGCCAATCCTTTTGGCCATTTGATTAAACTGTTCTTTCTTATCGTCACTAGGACTTACCAAAAGAAAACTTAAATTACCGTTATACAGTTTATCAGGTGGAGTGATTAAATTGATTACAGGTTCCATAGTATTACTTATTTTTGCGGATCTTCTTCCAAATGGAGTTCTGGTCCTGTTCTGAATTTTGAACGTATACTTCTGTTAGGTCTGGTCGGAGTCGTCCGGATTGGTTTGTTGACGGATCTGCTTGTTGCTTACCTTTGTTATGTAATTGGATCCTGTCTCCGTTTTTTTTGAGCTTCGTCTAATTGCTTTACTTCTTCGCCATAAAAGATTCTGTTAGCAGTATCTGGATATTCTTTATTTTCTTCTTCTTTAGCAACTTCTTCTTCTGCGGCTTCTACCCATTTGTTCCATTTATCAAGATCCTGTGCTTCTTCTTTAATGTTTTCATTTGGAACATATTCATCTTCGCCAAAGTATTCAGGTGGATTCTTTTTTGGTTCTTCCTCTGCGGCCTCTTTAGCTATTCGTTCAAGTTCCGCTTTTTCTTCCTCTTCACGTTTCTTGAATTCTTCAATCTTTGTATCTTGCAACTCGTATTCAACTTCATCAGGATCAAAGGCATCCTCTACCTTAGGTCCTGTTTCTAGTGATGGTGCAACGTTTAGTGCTATCTTTTCTGCACGAAGTTGCTCGAGCTCTCTGCGTTCTTCTTCTGCTAGTTCTTCTTGACTAACATCTTCAAACTTTTGTTGTTCTTCCGGATCGTCAGGCTCGTCTGGATCCGGATCGGACTTTGGGGGCGACTTAGGTCCTTTGTCCTCTCTCACAAATTGAAATGTGTACTGTGAAGCAATAAGAAGTAATACTGCAAGTGGATCAAACACAAAGATAATAATTATGATTACCCAACGTACTGCTGACTCTAGTAAGTTTTGATTTGCTTGTTCACCATATATGAATTCAGCAATATACTTAATAGGTCCTACTTCAGCTTCAAGTTGTCTGTAAGTCTTTTCGTATTCAAACTTCTCTTCTCTAACATCATCAATGACTACCTGTTCTTTGTCAATGAATAATTCTAGCTCTGTAATCCTAGCATCTAGGTCTTCTGTCTTAGCATTAGCTTGTCCACGTAGATCCTGTATTCTATCCTGTATTGCTTTTATATCATTGGCATACTTTGTATCAACAGTTGCAAGTGCTTCATTAAGTTTGCTATTAATAGCACGTATTTCCTTTTGTGCCGAACTTGCTACACTTAATTCGTTTGCCTTTGCTTTCTCTACTGCTTTGTCATACTTAGAACCGCCACCTAAACTGCCTTCGAATCTATCCTTGGCCGCTTGTATATCTGCGTCCTTACGTTCTTTTGCTTGTTTGATTCTTTGATTCTGTAATTCTATTTGCTTATCAAAGTCTTTTCTTATGTCGTCTTTCTCTGCTTTAATAAGTGCATTAATTTTATCTAATTCTATTTGTTCACGATCAATAAGACTATCAACACGAATGTCTTCACCTGCTAACAAGCGATCCATTTCTGTAGTCCAACGTTCTATCTTACCTTCTGAACGTACTATCTTACCGTCGATAGTTTCTATAAGAGCTACTTGCTCTTGTGACATACTTGTTTGTTCGATATGTGCTTTGGATAAGAACCCAAAGATACCCATTGACGTTATAAACATCAATACGAATACTGCAACCGACAGATAAGTCTTAAGCCACCATGTAGCTCGACTCCAGTGCCTGTGCAACCAGACTGCCGTAACAAGTTTTCCAACCTCTAACGACACTCCCATTATTATAATCGGGATAACAGCCGCGGCAAATATAGCCGCCAATCCTGCAACCGAATAGTATATAGCTACCGCACTAATTGTAAGTGCAGATAGAAATGTCAATATTCCTAATAACATACTGCTCCCTCTAAACTCTTTGTATAACATATTTATCTACAATTTTAAGTAAATTACCTTAAAAATCTCCAGCCTTCATGGCCTGTTTCACGACAAGCGGTTTCCTTAAAATGCCTAAGTTTACCTTTGTAATTCAGCTTACTTAACATTACTCTGCAATAGCCACTACCCATAGGATAAGTGCTAACAACGATAACTTCTCCGTTGGATCCTGTATTGTTGTTGTACCAACTAGTACCATCTCCGTTTTCTACGTTATCTAGTGCAAAATAGACTGCCTGTTCTTGCTTCATTCTATCTTCAGCAGGTAATCTGTACCAATGCCATTTAGTTAAATTAACAACGACACCTACATAACCGTTTGCTGGTTGATAAGTTGATTGGACACTTGATGTAGTTGTGTCCGTGGTGTTGTAAGTTTGTACGCCACTTGTAGAGCTACAAGCCCCTAATATACTAATAAGGGCTAGTAACAATATACCATTTACTGCTTTCATAATCCTTACCTTTAAATAGACAAGCATAGCCTTTACGTTCGACTTGTTTGCCATTGATTAAAATAGTGTACCAATGTTCTTGGCATTGTGTTCCCATACCCATCTTAGGTGGTAATAGTTTCTTTACCGGGTCATCGCTACACTTGGTTATTTGTGTGCTATCTGTAGAACCATTTTTATCGATAATGGTCTTATCAGTTTCACAGTATTGATGTCCGCTTTCCTCTAAGGTCAACTTGTTAGTTGCACTACAGGCCGTACATAAAAACATGAGACCTATAATGTATAGAAGATGTTTCATACTCTTCTCCTAGTTAAGTTGACTTGCAGACTTGTTGATGCTTTTCGTATCAACCTTTACAGTCTTAGCAAGAGATTCTGCTACAAGCTGATCAACGATTTCTTTATTAAGCTTCAACATAACAAAATGGAAGTACTTGCCATTTCTTTTATACAAGTAACCATCAGTTGATGAATAGTGTCTTACCACTGTGTCAGTAATCTTGTTAACAATCAATACCTGTGACTGTTGAGTAGAGCTTAAACTCTCCTCTGAACCAGCATCATTATACTCGATTGTAGTTCTCTTGTTTACTGCACCGTTGATTCTATCAGCGATTTTTACTTTTGCTATTTGAATTGCTTTGTCATAAGCCGCTTCTTTAAAGCCACTTACTCCGCTACCACAAGCATAGTAGTAGTCTTTGCTCCACCAGAACCAACCTTCTGTTCCAGTATCTTTACACTTCATATACCAATTAGGTACGACGTCTGTGTCCTTTTCTACAACAGTAGTCATAGTAGAACAAGCTGACATAAGTACCGCCATTGTAGCGACTAGTGTCAGATTTTTAATTGTGCCTTTCATTAAAGCCTCCGTAAGTTTATCTTCATTATGTTTATATAATAGCACCTAATCCAGAAAAGGTCAAGTTCTTTTTTACCAAAATAATCTAATTTCTACGCATGGTTGCGATTTCGGTAGCGGCCTTCTTGCCCGTTTTGTCCTCATCATCTGCAAAGATTGGAACCATATTTGATTTGTGCATTGTTGCAATACCAACCAATTTACGTTCTCCTGTGTACTGCATGGATTCTTTTTTGAGTGCTGGGGCGAAACTAGCCGAACTAGTGTGTGAAGGAATATGTTTAGTAGTCCTTTCAAAAGACACACCTGATTGGTGCCACGGTGTTGTTACCATAGACACTTTTTTGGATTGGGCAGGAATAAATTGGCCATGTACATAATCAACATATTGATCCATGGTCATCATATGTCCGTGCATACCCAAACTTTTCATTTGCTTGTTATACTTTCGTAGGTCAAGTGCCCAACGTTCTAACTTTGCTTTGGTTATCTTACGTTTCTTTTTTCTTGTTGATGTGTTGAGAGTTGTAAGTCCTCTTTGTAAGTGCATGGTCATAGATCTATCCTCGCCAAAAAATTAATATAGGTCCTGCTACTAAGACTGCAGATATTACAAGGATGTTTTCGCCTAGCTCACTATCGTAAGGTAGATGCATGGAATAGCCTAAACCAACTAATCCGATAAAAAAACACACTATCACAAATATTGCATTCATGTATTAAATGTAACACAATTTTAGTGTAGTGTCAAGTGTTTTGGTAAACTAATTTATACGTTTTTGAATTGGCTTTTGGGGTCTTCCAAAAACTTTTTGAGCAGTTCTTCTCGCATACAGTAAATTTCTTCTATTGGTCTAGTTCCGTATTCTCTTCGGACACTATACGTTATAGCTGGTACGTTACCTTGGCTCCATGCTTGGCATTCTGCGATTGTATCAAACTTGGGATCAGTAAAGACATACAAATCCTGAGAGCCTGTTGGTGTCATACCCGTCATCAAAACAACAACAAGTATTTTTAACATTAGAGGGTGACCTTTCCTTCTTTAATAAGTCTATCTCTATTATTTAAATGTGCCTGCTCTACTTCGTCTTTGTTCTGGCCAGTATACACTACAGCATATCCCTCTTCAATAAGAATATCAGTGCATCTCTTTTCGTTGACGATAAAGTCTCCAAGTATTCTTCCGAACTTGCCTTTTTTATCTTCTCCGCTTCGATCGATTTCTGTTTTAAGATGTTGCTTTGATCCAACTGGTAACAGTTCTTTAAGTCTGGCCTTTGATGCGAGTCCAAATTTCTTCTCCACCTTATCACGTGTTCTAGATTCTGGTGTGTCGATGCCCATCATTCTAACTCGTTCTTTGTGCATCCACATACCAAAACCCAAATCTATATCGATATCTACTGTATCACCGTCTACTACTCTTAATATTTTGCATTTGTACTCGTACATTACTTCCCTTGCCCCCTGTAAAACTTTAAACTGCGTTTTTTCTTCTTGTTCATAGAAGCAAGTTTGCAAGATCTTTTCTTAGAAGACTGTGATGTTTTCTTTGGTGTAGAAACGTGTATCGATGCTGTTCCATATAACTTTGCCATAATAACTACTCCTATAAAGTATGCAGTTATTTACCAAAATAAGCTATAGTTATATGTGGATATAAGGGACGGTTATAATGCTTTTAGTCTGTTACGTGTGTCTTTCCAGCTTTCAACTGCTACGGCATTAACTTCCTTACACTTTGCTAGTGTATAGTCATTACCGCTAGGATCCATAGCATCACCAAAGAACCATAGGGTATCTTTAGGGTCAAAGTCTCTTAGGATCTGACTCTTGTCATTACCCTTAGGAGATATGTCTATGCCAGTGTCTCCACCAACAGTTGCAATCAAGTCTGGAAACTTGGCGTTGAACTCTTTAGCAATTCTGTTACGTTCTTGTTCTTCTTTGTCGTACTTAACATATAGTTGTCGTTCACCCATTGTAGCATTTCGTCCTACAATACTAAAGTTAACCATACCTGTACGTTCTTCAATATGTAATCCTGTTCGTAAGCCAAACGTACTTGCCTTAAGAGTTTGTTCTAACCACGTTCTAGTATCATCTGGAAGTGTCCATGGGTCAGCATATACATTCTTACTACCTTCGTAAGCATCGCTACCTGAACAGTTGTAAACACGTTGGGCAAGGCTATATATTTCTTCCCCTATTTGTTCTATTGTTTTTTCTCTATCACTACCTGTTACTAGATAGCAATCATGCTCTGCACAAAAGTCTGAAAAGAATACTGCAAAGTCGTCGTCAATCGGTCTTCGGCTTGGTGTTAGTGTGCCGTCGACATCAAATATAAATTTATCCACAAATATACCTCTGTTATTATAATGGCGGGAGTGAAGGGACTCGAACCCTCGGCCTTCCGCGTGACAGGCGGACGCTCTAACCAACTGAGCTACACCCCCGGAAGAGTGTTAATTACAACCGGATAGACAAAGCATTATTTGGTGCCCTGTTACCGCTACATGGATAGTATTAACTACTAATGCTACCCCTAGTACTGTCAAATATGTAGCCATCGGAATGTACTCCTTGTATGTAATTATAAAGTTATAGCTAAAGCATAACACATATTGACAGAGATGTCAAGAGCTATAATGGATTAGATGGATTTACATCTAGGTACTTGCCCCATTCTGCATAGTAGTGACGCATACCAACTTCATCGTGGATAGTTGAGTTTTCGTGTCTACCATGTAGTATGTTTCTACGTTCAGTACCTGGAGCCATTGATGCACCCTGTCCTGTAACACCTAGCAAGTCTTCGTGTAAGTTTCTACCAAAAGGTCCCCAAATAGTATTATGGTGTCTGATACGTGTAAGTCTTTCTTCTTTGGTATCATTCTTTAATCCATAACCCCTAAACTCAATAAGAACTTTGTTAGGTCCTAATGGAGTAACACTATCTGATCTATATGCACTTCCACGTAGGTTAAAGTTGAAGCCTGGAAACAAGTCTACCATATACCATTGGTTGGGTGGCAAGTTAGGAAAACTTAACTCTCCTCTATCTCCATCTTTATCAAACTCGGTATAGTTGACAGTAAAAGAACTTACGTTTACATGACCGTTATCGAACGCAATATTCTTACGTGCAAAATATTCATCATTGAATCCTGTTACACGATTAAAGTAGTGCATGAAGTCATGATAGAATTCACTGTTAGTATCGTGCCATAGTTTATAGTTAGTAGGAATGATTGCTTTATGATAATGGAATACTTCTAGTTCCTCTGTGTCAATAGCATCAGCGATACAATCAAATGCACCTGCCGTCCATTGTTCTACAGTTTGATCAGGATCAGGGTTTAGTGTTACCCATATCATACCTCCGTGCTTTACTTCCAAATGCAACTGCGGTTCAACAGTTACAATAGGTGCTCCTAGTGTTCCTGCTGGTGCCCAACTGCCATAGTTACGATATGCTTTGAATCCTTTGCCTGTGTTGTATGCGATAACATTTACACCTGCTATCTGTGTTGTTCGGTAGTCTAACTCGTTTGGTAGTTCACTCTTATGACACATAGGTATCCAAACCTTACTAAAGATTTGTTCTTGTTCTTGGTCGTGTATGTCTTGATTGTTGTAACACTCGCTACTAATATATTCTACTTTTGGTTCTGCTAACCAATTTCTATGATTGCGTGGTGGCATTATAATTACTCCTTCTCACCTAGCGATATATTTATTTGATTTTTTAGTCTAAGCTATTATAGTCGTAGTCTATGTAGTAATAGGCGCAACTTTTCTGTTGCTAGGTAAGTTGCCAACCCCGAGCGATTATGCCGCTAGAGCAAAATCCTCATTCACCGCAGTAACTGGTGCAGAAAAATCTACAAAAGTTACGTTGGATAGTGCATTATCGTTTGCATCTATAACGTTTGTTCGCGTTAACGGAGCTTACATCCCGGTAATCTCGTTCAACCTTAACAAGCCAGTCGATCCTATTTCGCCCCCATCATAAGCACACTCGGTAAATGTGTTTATGGTGGAGGCGCCGGGTACCGCCCCCGGGTCCTGTTCATGTGACATACGTTGCTGTCATCAATTACACCTATATTTAACCTATTTAAGTGCATATATTACTCTTCTGGCATAACTAATGTCAAAGGATTTACCATGCCCAAAATGAGAACATATACTTTCTATGACGGCGAGAATGTAGAAACCAAAGAATCAACAAGCCTAAGAAAGGCAGTCAAAGCCTTCCAAGGCAATACCAAAAGCAAACAAGTCAGAGTAGAATGGGAAGCCAAAAAAGGCGGAATGTACGAAATGATACAACGTCTACCACTAGGTAGAAAAATACGCCAGGCGGCACTTATAGAACAAAAGAGAGCGGCCTTGAAAGCGAAGTTAGGAAAGTAACATGGCTGGAGTAAAGCAAAGAGGAGTCAAGTCTGAGAACTATAAAAGGACTGCACTTCGAGATGGTGAATTGGTAGAAGTCAAGCCAGTTAAGTATTACGGTAAACACGCCAACGGTCGTATGTGTGGAGCCTTTATTGACACAGGCGAAATGATATATGGCTCAGACGGATTGCCTAAGCCTTTTAAATCGATCTAAATTATCTGTTGAAGTTATCAGGACGAACAAGGTTACCTGCTATCATTCGGCCCCTGTTATCAACAAGTTCATATTCTAGTAGCATCTTATTCGAAATGTTAGTTATCTGTGCACCTTCAAAGGCAGATATATGTACGAACACATCTTGTCCGCCATCATCGGGAGTTATAAACCCGTAACCTTTTTTTGCGTCAAACCATTTCAGTTTGCCAACGACTCGCTCACTCATATTTTTTTATTAATCCTTCGTGATTATGTTTTGTAATAAACAATTTGTACTAGAGTATTTATGATTTTGTTAATAGAATTATGTACATACAAATATAGCATGAGGGTTAGTCATGCTATAAATGTATTTCTAGAAATTATTATAGAGAGTTTTTCTTCTCTTGGATTTCTGCTCTTCTTGATTTAGCAAGTTTACCCATGTTACCTAAGGCTTTTCTTGCTCTTGCCGCCGCCGCTTTAACGTTTTTTGATTCGAAAGATTCTGACTCTTTCATATAGTTTTCGTATTCAGCTACGATCTGTTCATGAATGTTTGACATAATATTATCTCCTATATTCGTAATTAATTATTGTAAATTGTAATGTTATTGTGTAAATGTGGTTTGTTGGTGCCTTAATTGGCGAAATTATCCTGCAAAAACGTTTGAAGAGCCTGCCGCGACCGAAGTACACCCTGCTATTGCGTCTCCAACCCTGCCCGTTCCTACGTTATTGGTGAATACTGTTGTTGATCCTACTGCTATTGGTGCCGAGTGTGACGGACATGGTACAGGTGGAAGTAAATGTCCTGTGTTAACGTCACCCTGTCTTGAAACAGGAATGTTGTTAGCAAATACATTACCAGATCCTACTGCTCTTGTCATTCCGCTACAATGGGCAACGTCGGCGTCACCTACTCTAGTTACTGCTGGCATATGATCTCTCCTTTTTCATTAGTTCTTGCAACTTTATATTCCACTGTTCAATCTCTTCATGCTGTTCTTCAGTATGAGGTTCTGGTGGAACTTCAGGTAAGAACTTAATTACATGGTCGAATTCATTAGGTATAGCTTCGTACTCTGTGTACGTGACTAATTGACCCTTGTCTTTTATAACAAACTCGTGCATATTAATATTTATGTAAGATTATTTACGTACTAGGTCTGCCATACCAGCGGGTGCTTGTACAATGCTACTTGTCTGCTTGGTATATGCTTCTGCAAATTCTGGTCTTGTTTTGTGTATTAAAGTAATTGCTTGATGCTTAATAGTATATGATTTATCTATATCAGCAGTAAACAAGAACTGTTGTAAGCCAATGCCTTTTTCACTTGCAACTAATGTAAGTGGTTTGTTTACTTTGATTGTCTTGTCGTCATCTGCTTCAAACTTACCTACAAGTTCTTCACCTGATGTAAGTTTAATAGTGATAACGTCTCCTAATTTATATGCCGGCTCAATTAACATAATGTCTCCTAGTGTTCATAGTTCATACCGTGGTCGTCCATATGTTGGACTAATTGTTCATACCCTCCTACATACTTACCGTGTAATATAATCTGCGGAGCAGTTCTTGGCATCGGTAATCCGTTTACTTCAAACTCTTTCATAAGAGTTTCAACTTGGATATCCTTTCCAATTATACTTTCGGTGTATGGGATCTTCTTGTTTTGTAATAACATCTTTGCTTTTACACAAGAAGGACAATTAGGCTTACTATAAACTACGGTAGTGTGTGGAGTAGCTTCTTTTGTTTCCATTATAACTTAAATCCTTTGAGCGAGTCTGTGTTAACGTCTTGTTTAATACCACCAACAATGTAAGACTCTACTTCTGTTTCTTGTGGTGCTACTTGTAACCCTGATGAACTCAACCAATGCTGTGTCCATGGTAGGGGATTCTGTGTTGTAGGTGTATCAAAGATTGGCTTGTATCCTAATGCTTTTAATCTCTTGTTAGCAATAAACTCTACGTAGTTGCCTAACAGTTTTTCATTAAGACCAATAATTGATCCATCTTTCATTAAGTGGTGTGCCCACGCCTTTTCTTCATTGACGCAAGTCTTCCACATTTCATAAACTTCTGCTTCACACTCTTTTGCAATAGAGGCAAACTCTGGATCGTCATCACCACGCATCCAGTTCTTAAGAACGTGTAAACTTAATGCAAGGTGTTGGCTTTCATCTCTAGCAATCAAACTAATAATCTTTGCTGAACCTTCCATAAGTTTAAGTTCACCAAATGCAAACGTACAGGCAAAGGAAACATAAAAACGTAGTCCTTCTAAGATGTTTACGTTCATCATAGCTAAGAATAGTTTCTTCTTAACATCTCTCATCGTTCCTTTTTTAAGATGTATGTGTTTGTCTGCCGCTTCTGTAAACGCATCATAGTTTTTAGTAACACTAATAGCACGTTCAATAATTTTTTCATCATCTAAGATAGTATCTAATACTTCAGTTGGGTCTGCATACACGTTCTTCATTATGTGTGTATACGAGCGACTGTGAATAGTTTCAAAGAAGTCCCAAGTAACAATACAACCTTCTAGCTCTGGAATACTTACGTGTGGTAAGAAAGCTAAACATGGTCCTCTACCTTGTACACTATCTAGTAGTGTTTGGTATTTTAAGTTAGCAGTAAAGATGTGCTTCTGTTCTGGACGGAAGTTAGCATAGTCGCTTCTATCTTTTTGTAGACTTACTTCTTCAGGTCTCCAAAAATATCCTAGCATTGTTTGATTCAATTTATCAAACACAGGGAACTTAAACACATCATACCTTTGTGTGTTTTGATCTGGTCCAAAGAACATATGGCTCTTTGTAAAGTCTACTTTTTCTCTATTAAATACTGTCTTACTCACTGTCTATTCCTCTTCCCTATATAGCACAACTATCACAAACTTCTTCTTCATCTTCTAATGGCTTACCATCTGGTAGTCCCACTTGAGGTTCAAAAGAGTTTGTTGTCTCTGTCTTAATTTCCTCTTCACTTGGATCACTCTTGAAGTCATAAGTGTTTTGATAGTATGATGTTTTCCAACCATACTTATATGTTGTTAACATATCTTGTAACATAACACTCATTGGAACTTCGTTGTTCTCAAAATGAGTTGGATTGTACGACCAATTACCACTAATGGCTTGATCAAAAAACTTCTGCATTACTGCAACGATATTTATGTAACCTTCGTTACTTGGCATATCCCACAACAACGTATAGTTATTCTTTAACGTAGTATACTGTGGAACAATCTGTTTAAGAGGCCCTTTTTTGCTTTTCTTAACGGACAAGAACCCTCTAGGTGGTTCGATTCCGTTGGTTGCGTTCGACACAATGGAACTGCTCTCCGAAGGCATCTGTGCGGACAATGTGCTGTGCCGTAAACCGTGGGCTGATATGTCATTGCGTAAAGCAGACCAATCATACTTTAATGTAATTGAACATATCTCGTCCAACTCCTTTTTGTATGTGTCAATAGGTAAAATGCCATCACTATATTTAGTACGGTTAAAATATTCACAAGCACCTTTTTCTTTTGCTAATTCATTACTTGCAACTAACAAGTAATATTGAAATGCTTCTGATAGCTCATGTACCTTAGTAAGTGCTTTCTTATCTGAATACTTAACACCATGCTTCGCTAGATAGTGTGCAAGTCCAATGTAGCCTACGCCTAATGAGCGTCTTGCTTTTGTACTTACTTCAGCGGCCTTCACTGGATACTTTTGATAATCAATAACTTCGTCTAATGCTCTTACAGCCAAGTTACATAAGTCCTGTAACTCATCTAAGTCTTTTAGTGTACCAACATTGATTGCACTTAAAATACATAATGCAATTTCACCTTCAGGGTCATCAATGTGTTGTAAAGGTTTAGTAGGTAATGTAATCTCTTGACATAAGTTACTCATGTAAACTGTGTCTTTGAATGAACTGTGTGTATTAGCATGGTCAACGTTCATGATATAGATACGTCCTGTTTCAGCACGTTCTTTGATCAACGCAGAAAACAATTCCATTGCTTTTACTTTGCGTTTCCTTAATGAAGTCTTGCGTTCATACTTTTCATATAGTTCTTCGAATAGTTTTTGGTCGGAATAGAAAGCCTCATATAAATCTGGTACATCATGTGGCGAGAATAAAGTTATGTCTTTATCAGCTAACAGCCTTTCGTACATCAATTTATTAAGTTGAATACTGTAATCTAATCTACGTACTCTGTTATCCTCAGTACCTTTGTTATTCTTTAGTACTAGGATGTCGTCAATTTCATAATGCCAAATAGGGAAGTGTGTAGTTGCATTGCCTCCACGTACTCCGTTCTGTGTACAACATCTTACAGTTGACTCGAACTTTTTTAGAAACGGAATCAGGCCTGTGTGTGCTACTTCGCCACCTCTAATTTTAGAGTTGATTGCTCTAATACGTCCTGCATTAATTCCTATTCCTGCTCTTTGTGCCGTGTATCTGCCAATTGCCATATCACTACTAAAAATACTATCAAGGGTGTCATCACTATCAACAAGAACGCACGAAGCAAACTGTCTAAGAGGTGTACGTACACCGGCCATGATTGGCGTTGGGATATTGATTTTAAAAAGGGAGGTCGCATCATAATATCTCCTTACGTAACTCATACGTGTTTTTTCTGGATAATCAGCAAACAATGTTGCCGCGATCATCATATACATTACTTGTGGAGACTCATATATTTCTCCTGTGCTTCTATCTTGCACAAGGTACTTGTCTACTATCTGTCTTAGACCTGCGTATGTAAAATTCTCATCTCTGTTATGCTTGATGTATTTGTTTAATTGCTTTAATTCTGTTTCAGTGTACTTGTCTTTGATTGACGCATCATATACACCACGTTCAATATTTCTATCAATAATCTTTGTAAGAGGAGCAGGACTGTATTGACCGAACGTTTCTTTATAAATTGGATATAACAACAACCTTGCCGCCGCATACTGGTAGTTGGGATTCTCTAAACTAATTAAATCGTTTGCACTTTTAATTAAAATTTCTTGTATTTCTTCCGTGGACATTCCATCATAGAATTGAATGTTAGCTGTCATCTCAATCTGTGATGCACTTGTACCCGTCAAGCCTTCCGTGGCTTCTTCAACGACAAAGTGTATCTTGTTAATGTCCAGGGGCTCTACTGAGCCGTCGCGTTTTTTGATGTGTATACCGACGCCATTTGACATTCTCTGTTGCTCCTGTTAATTTTTAATTCGTATTCGTAATGATAAAGTATTTATTGTAACGCCGGCATCTTATAAATGCGTTGTGAAACAAATTGTGTGGGTAATTCAGCCTTTTGAACAACCTCATTATATTTGTAACATAATACATTATTGTTAATGCAAACAGGATAACATAATTCCTCATTACTGTAGTCCGTAACTATATGTATCTCGAACTCACTCCGAGAAAACCTATTAGTTAATTGTAAAGTATAACACACCCCCAAGCTGTTTGTCAAGTCGCAAATGCTGTTTTGAGCAAGTAGTTCCCATGGAGTGGGCCAAGTAGTCTGATCCCAAGGGTCAACACCTAGCTTACTTCTTGGCATCTTGTTGTAATAATCAATTACTTCCTGGAAAGGATTTAGACTTACCTCTAGTTGTTCTCTAAAGTTAGTCCAGTTAACGAGTTTTGTCTCGTATTCTCTGTTTGGCATATTACGTTTTGTAATGTACTTTGAATAATATGTCACCTGTGTCACTCGTTGTCGTGTTCTTCATTGAAACAACCAGTGTATCATTTGTTCCGTCTGTGTTTTCATCCGTTAATGAAACACTAAACTCAACATTATATTCATATGCACTAGCACCAAGGTATGTAAAGTTGTCAGTTACTTTAGATGTGTTATCATTTAAGTTAACAAGTATATCTAATGAACCTTCTCTTACTGCATTTACCTGTGAGCTTTTGTATATGTAATCTACAACTATGTTTCTAGTAGCATAGCCTGGAAATTTTAATACTCTTACTGCGGAGTTTTGTTGTGTTACAGGAAACCTATAACTAAATTCTAAATCAAAAACTCCTGGTCCTTCAACTTCTGGAACATATCTATAACCTGACATAAAGTTTTGATCATAACTTAAATTTGCAGTTCTGTCAAACCAGTCATTGCTAGATGAGTTAGAAAGAGCAGTACCATCTGTAAAGTTTATAACACTATAAACTGCGTTACCTTCAGTACCACCATTGTTACCTACACTAATAAACTTGTTATTAACTGAGGAATTAAACTGTCCTTTGTTTACCCATAATGCTTGTCTATCAATATCATGGAACTGTGAACTCTGTACAATATTTCTTTGTGGACCTGTAGCCATTCCTACTTGACCAATGCTTGTATTCTCACCATATACTATTCCGTATCTTAATGTGTCGAACTCACAATCTGTAAATGTATTTCCAACAACATCAAAGTCTGAGTGTACGCCTGTTGCGTAACCTTTCATATGGATATCTTTAAATTTATTTCTGTTACAAGATACAGCAGTTGATAAGCTGTTCATTCTAATTGCAACTTGGCTTGATCCTGGAGTTGCTCCACTTGTCCAAGCACCTGTAATTTTTAAATCTTCAAATGTACTTTCTTTACAAGAAGTTAACAATATACCTGCGTTTGTAGTATTTTGTATTAATGTAAAACCTTTTAGTGTAATCTTATTAGCTTGGTTCAATGTTGTACTTGAACTGTCCTGTGCATAACTTCCTGGTGTTGATCCTGAGTTTACAGTTTCAAACACAGGAACATTCGCACCTTGTGTAATTTTTACCTTGTCACTTCCTGCTCCAATGACTGTTGCATATGGCGGAAGTTTTAAACTTGCACTCAATAAGTATTCACCTGCTGGTACCTTTAATGTAACTCTACTTGCAGTTGAACCTTTTGTTGCACTATTAAGGAATAATTGATCAATAGCTCTTTGTAATACTACTGTTTGATCTGACCCATCACCAGTTGCACCATACGACTTAACACTTACTTCTTCGTCTAGTACTTCTTGTAATGTTCTAGCAGTAGGCAACATAGCAGTTGAGCCTGTTTGCATTGTACTGATGTTCTTTTGATATGTGTATTGATCTGCAAAACTAAACAGGTTGTCATATTGTGTTAGGATCTTTGTATTTCCAACTGCTGGTGAGCCTTCAGAAACTGATCCGTTACCAATAAACAATTCACGTGAGTCCACTGCCCAACCAAACTCACCACCTGCTAATTGTGGTATGCCTGATCCAACGTTCTTTTGACCTCTACGTACTTGTATTCTTGAAATTTGTACTATTGCCACTTACTTGCTCCTTATTACAAGTATTTATGCGAAACGGTCATAGTACATATACACACGATCCCACCATTTAGCTTCCCAGGCCTTAAAATCGTCTGGCCATACATCAAATTGCTGATATTCTCCTGCACGACTGCACATGAAAACGTGGCCTTCTTGTATGTTAGTTCCGTATATCTCGTTGTGGGCTAGTGCATAGGCAGTTAATTGTAGCTTATAATCATCTACCCATTCTTCCTTCTTAGGCTTGTTAGTTTGCTTGAAGTCCATGATACATTCTTCGCCTTTAAAGACGCCTACGAGGTCTGTAGTGCCGGCGTAAATCTTCGGGTGGTATAATTGTACCTCAGAGCCCCATATTTCGTCAATATTGACTAATGCGGCGTCTTTAATCTTTGTAGCCATTTCGTTAGCTTGTTGGCTATACGGGTTGCTACCTGCTTTAGGCCATTCACCTGTTTCTACATAGTCCTCTAAAAATTTGTGCATACGAGTACCTACACTTGCGGCCTCTGTAACAATCTCCTGTGCTTTCTTTTCACCTACTCTTTTTCGCCAAGCAATTAAGGCAGACTTGTCTTTTGTTTTATCTAGTATAGTTGTTACACTTGCGACACTATTACCGTCAGGACAAGCATATAGGCGTTTGCCTTCTTTAGACTCTTTCTTTATCTCTTTGTAATTAAACTTCTGTTTGATCAGGCTCATTCGGCTTGCTCCATGTTGCTTTAAAATTAATAACTAAACATCTTCTTTCATGTTTGTAAGGATAAGTTGCATGGCTAACGTTACCATTCATAATAATAGTTTTACCTGGACTAGGTGGAAACTCATGAAACTCAATCTGTGTGTTAGGGTGTGCCATCATTGTAACAAGACATCCGTCCTGTGTAAACATATCATCTTCTTGCTTATGATCAAAATACATAACTGTACTAATTAAGTCTTCCTTGTTAGTATGATTGTGTATGCCTTGGTAACCATAAGGCTTGTAGTTAATATACCAAGCCTGGTCGGGCTCAATGCTTGTAACAGGAATCTTTTGATCCTGTATCTTTTTCAATACCCAATCGGTGTAAGCCAACGATATTGAATTTAAATCTAAATTATCTTGCACTCTATCAGGATAGTCAACAGTTTCAGTAGAACTCTTTCTCATTGTGATGTTCATACTTTCATACTCATCATACTCTGTTTCTATGATGAACTGCCCTTGAGCAAAATAATTATTATCCATTAGGTGTGCCTGGGTTAATTGGAGTTACCATTCCTGGAATTTCTTCATCTTCGCCATAGTATTCAAAGTCGAAGTCTACAACAAATGTTCTACGTGGAGCCTTAGCAGGATAAACACCATGCCATACTCTACCGTCTAGGATAACAGTTCTACCTGGGTAAGGTCCAAACTGTGTCATAAGTTGTGTGCCATCTGGATTAGGCATTAGGGTATATAACATTCCATTGTCAGCAGACTGTTCATTAGTTCCTGTAGTGGGTTGTGAGTCCATTGCCATTACCATGCTAATACATAGTGGGCCATGATTGTGTATTGCTTGGTAGCCTCCGTCATTGTAGTCTACACACCAACACTTGCTTACCTTGATGCTCTTAACGGGCACCTGGTTACGTCTAATCTGTTTCATTACCCAGTTCATTAACTTATCCCAATTAAGTTTATCAAACTTGTTTTGATCAATAGGTGGAAAGTTAGATCCTGGATTTGCTTTGTTTACATCAAACTCTGTTTCATTTAATGTTTTAGAACTAGGAAATCCTACTTGCTCCGGAGTGTCTGGATTCATCTTATCCGAACGTACTACTTCGCCACCCCACTCGGGTAAGTTCTTAGGAGTAACATCATATTGATATCCTCTGAAAGTAGTTTTGATCTTACTTTCATCTTCTCCTCTATATTCATCTTCAAATAGTGTTAAGAATTCCTCGTAGAAGGGACACTTAACATCAATGATCCATTGGTTCATTGCACTATGAAACTCTGTACTCATGTTAGGATTTTGTCTTTCAAAGTACGGTGTCTTGTGTTCAGTCTTTTCTATTGCCATTACTCTTCCTTTCCCCAGCCACCTGGGTTGTCCCAACTTGTATAATACGGATCGTTAAAGTTAGGATCGTCCATACCCTCTACTGCATTTACTTCAGGTACATAATGTTTAAGCATATTCTCTACACCCATCTTGAGTGTTACGGAACTACTTGCACAGCCTGAACAGGCTCCACTCATTAACATAAGGGCAACGCCTGTTTCCATATCAAAGTCTTGTAGCTTAACAACACCACCGTGCATTTCTACACTAGGTTGAATGTTCTTTTCTACGATACTTTCAATCTCTTTAATAATTTCTTCTTTGGTTCTGTCTTGTGCTACTGTCATAATATTACGTTGCTTCTATCCCTACCATCTGTATTGATGGTAAATGTTATTCGGTTGCCATTACTTTTACTTGCTTGGGTCTTGTGAGTTAACCAGCCAGGAAATAGTAAGACATCATTTGTATTTACATTAACTTCTCTCCAGTAGTCATGTATTGTGTTTTCTGGTATGCGTGAGTAATGAGACCAGTTAGTTCTTAACAGTTGTTCAAACATTAAGTTACCACTGTCCTCTGGTACTTGTACATAAGCTGACACTACCACGTTGGTTGAACCATGTTCATGAGGTAAAGTATGAGCATTGATATTGTGTATATTGGTCCAACTTCCCGTGGCAACGACATCTGTGTACTGAACGTCCCATTCACGTAAACAAATTTCTATCTTGGGTCTTAACCAAATCATAAAATCTTTATTACATTCCCACTCGTGCGGAGGGTTTGGATGGCCAGCCGTTGACTTGCCTCCATCTGCTTCTGTCTGATGCAGTTCAGCTTCTTTGGATTGGTAATCTAAAAAGGCCTGGACATCGAATCCTGGCTCGTAATTATATTTCCAAACTAGATTTGGTAAGATTTTTACTTCGCTCATTGTTATACCTCATACACTAAAGTATATAACAAAAAAACTAGTTTGTCAAGTTAAAGATTGGCTTGGGTTGCTCGTTGTGCCATTTGATCAACTTCATCAGGGGCATCACTTGATACTGGTGCATCGGAGTCAGCTTCTTTCTTTGTAGAAAGTGTAACACCTTTGTCATCAAAATTCTTTACGTAGGTTTTCAATTCTGGATTTGCGTCATATACTTGTTTGAAGCCATCGTAGTCAAACTGTTGAAAGTCCATGTTTAACATTAATTGATTGAGTGCTTCAAATGAAAGGTAAGCAGGCTGATCTTGATGATCAGCACTACCTATCTGATTTCTAAAAATTTGTACGAGTGCCTGTTTGGAATTTGTAGCCTCAGTTACTTTGACTGACGTACTACCTTTTTTTTTGAGTCAGTTAATACCTGACCTAGTCTTCTGCTTCGTTCTATGGATTCTCGTTTTTCTCTGTCTGCTACTTCTTCGCCGCCTGTTGCTGGCTCACTTGCACCAAACTCATCTGCTACTGGTTCTTCAGCACCTGCGTCCGCATCAACTGTTGGTTCCATTTCAGCTTCAGGATCTTCTGCTGGAGCTTCTGTATCTGTTCCCATAGTCTCTGGAGCGCCTTCGCCTGTTACAATGGCTACGCCACCGGATAGTGCTTCTCTTGTAGTTTCAAAAACTGTGTATAAATTTTCTAATGCTGGTTTTACAGTATTGATGAATTGTTCTGATTGTTCCGAGCCCATTTCGTCTCTGATCTTATCGCCTAATTCAAGCATGGATTCTGTTTGCATTTCTGCTGTGTCTTCCATCCAACCTGTTACTCTGTCTACCATGTCCTTTGCGGCCATTACTAATGTTGCTGATTCCTCAGCACCTTCTTTAATGTCTTCCGCATCGTCGTCTTTACCTTGCTTTTTAAGTATTGCTTTCTTTAAGCCTGCTGGTAATTTCTCTTGACCTTTTGTTAAATCTTCGTCAGCTACATCTTCTTTTGCTTTTTTATCCTTAACGGCTTTCTTCATTGGCTCTTTTTTATCGCCATCACCGTCCATGTCTAAAAAGTCTGGTTTTGATTTAGCTCTTTCGTGCATCTCTTGGTTGATTACGTCTAGGAACATTCTACCTTTTTGATATGCATCGCTTGTATGAACTGTATCGAAACTTTCATTTGTTTCAACTTGGCTTAATTGTGTACGTAATCTGTTACGTGCATCTTCAAGTTGTTCGTTAGTAAAGTCTTGTAAACGTAATTTCGTTCCAAAGGTTTTTGCTAGTGACTCATTTAGGTCTTTAGCTGATACAATTTTAAGTTCGTTTATTTTCATAGCTCTTGTTCCTATCGTTATAGTTATTTATCATCAATCGTCAAAGATGAACTCGTCTAACTGGCAGATGTATGACCAAGTATGGTCTTTAGCCAACTCAAAACGCATTTCTGCGGCTTCTCTACGCATATCATCGTCTGTTTGCTCTATGGTATGCTTGTGGAAAATACTGTCCATATAGTGTTTACCCAGCTTTTGATCCAAATCTAGCACGGTTCTTTGGGTATGTTCGTCATTTCTAGCTCTAGCTTTAGCTAATGCTATGGCACCACGTTTACTAAAGGTTGTAGCGACTCTCTTGTGCGATCCAACGTCAAATATCAAGTAGCCACCTTCTTTTTTGGATTCTCTGAATATAGTATTCTTAATGCGTACCGACTTACCTTTGCCTTTAACAAATGGAATATGTACCTTCTGAAGGCCACTTTCCATTATCTCGTCTAAGTCTGATTGTAATTTAGTCGGATCCATTAGCAACTACCACTGTCATTCCGTTACGGTTAACTTTAGTTATAAGAGCTTTTCTTATAAGTCCTTCGATAACGAATTGTTCTCTCTCTGGGAAAGCATGAAATGGAACAGGATGTTGTACTTTTTCAAGTACTTCCTTTTCCTCATTACTTGTTTGAATACTGAATTCTCCTAATAGATCATTTATCTTCATTAAACTACCTTACCTGCCATTGGGTTTGTTCCACCTGTGGCCTTGTCAGCTTTTTGTTTGACTATCTGATCTAGTTCTTTTTTATTATATACGAATGCTTTTGGTTCACCTGGTTTTGTTTCCGGGTTGGCTAATGTAATCATATCGCCCTTAACATCGTCAATATCGAATTCAGTTTCTTTTCCCCCTTGAGTGGGTATTGCTATTTGTGATCCTTTTTTAAGGATAGCTTTTGAAACTTTACTTTGTGCTTGTTTGACAGCTTTCACTGCCGCCGCGCCTATGCCTTTTGCTTTACCGGCACCGACTTTACCTAATTGAGCTCCTGCTTTAACACCGGCCTTAGCCGCCGCAGATCCCATCTTTGCACCCACACGTCCTAGTGCGGCTCCAATAGCTGGAACGACTTCAACTACTTGTTGTTCTTCAACTGGTTTTGTAAAGTCCTTTGCTCTCATTTATTTCTTTCTTCTTCCTGTCTTAAATTTTTTTCGTCTTGTTGGAGCCTTTTTATAACGTTTTTGCGTCTGTGGCTTGTTAGCAGTTGTAAGTCTTTTGGTAAGTCCACTTGCCCGTTTTTGGCGTTGGGTCTTAACTTTCATTACACTACCTCTACGTGCCTTAGCTCTCTTTATATTTATAGCACTACCAACTTTCTTTACCGCGTTACAGGTTGACGGTTGTGCTACAATTCTGCCCTTACGTGATCCGCTTGTACATCTATACTTACGAACAAGTTTACCCTTGTTCTTACCCCAGATCTGAATAACTCCCTCTTTGATAGACTCAGTCATTATGTCTTTGATTAACATACTACCCTCTTCTATTCAATGCTTGTACTCTACGTGAAGCTGGATTTGTACGTTTGGTACGTCTAGCCTTCCTCATCATACGAGCACCTATTCTAGCTCTAGTGCGTTTCATAGTTATTCGTGCCTTCATATTAGGTGCCGCAAAGCATTGTGCCATCTGTTTAACAATACGGCCTTTGCGTCTACCTGCCGTGCAACGATACTTACGAACGACCTTCTTACCAGATCGAGCCCATATTTGCTTTTCGTCTAACGGTTCATATATCTCACGTAATAGCATACGTGTATTTATCTATGTGTTTGGGGAAGTGTTTTGGTTTGGATTATTGAGAGTTTAGTAATATTACTATTATAGTTGACAGTAGTCCAGCTACAATCGTACCTGCTGAGCCTATCAACACTTTTGTCATTGACTTGTTGTTATTAGTAATGTCTGCGTGGATATGCTCAACTTTCGTTTCGATCTTGCTCAGACGAAGCTCTAAGTTATTATATCTCTGTTCGCATAAGTCTACGTGTGCTTCTAGACTTTCTTTTTCTAATTTAGTGGCTCTTGCCATCTTTATCTCTCCGTTCCTTAATTTATCGTGGAAGGGGCCTATAATTTAATCGCCTAGTACTTGATGTAATGTTTGCCTTATGTTAGTATTTATACAACCGAGTCTGGAGTATTATCTACTAATTTAAAGATCACGTTACGTGATTCTTCATCTTTTGTTCTAAAAGCATTGTTATTAATTGTAATGCTTTCAGTAAGTCCTGCTACCACAGGTACTAGATCAAAGTCGTCTTTAAGGAAGTCTACACTCAAAGCACCTTCTTGTTCAATGCTAAACTTAAAGTACCACACCTTTTGTTTACCCGTATAAGCTGTACCAAACTCGCTCTTGGTGATGTCTAGTCCTTCAACAACACTTGGTGCTTCGTCAAAGTATGGATTGGATCTCAACCCTATCACCTGCAGGAATGTATTCCAATTAGCCTGTTGATTGATAGCTGTCCTATCATCTGATCGAAACTTTGTTTGGTTAGTCTGAGTTATATCTATTAATGTAGCTACTTCAAAGTTCATACTCATACTTATAGTCGTAAAAAAAGGGCGGAACAAATAATGAACCGCCCTTTAAATTAGTTTTAGTAACTAACTACTTAACTTTGGATTACGCCGCTGTTAATGTAGAAGCCGCCGCAACAGTTGTTCCACTAAAGTCGATGTTGTTTGGTCCAACAGTTGTTCCTAGGTTTCTTAATACAAATTGTAAAGAAGCCGCGTCATGTTGTGATCCGTCAACTAAAAGTGTTGCTACGCCTGTGTTAGCATCTGCGAAAGATGAACCAATTGCGTTTGTAGCCATCATGATAGCCTCAACAGCTTCGTTAGCCGCATCGTCTTCTGCTCTGATATCTACTGCCGCGTTAGAGGCATTTTTTACTGTTACTAAATAAGCGCCAATGTTAGCACTTGATCTGTATGATCCAACAACGTAGTTGCCAAATCCATTTACTCTTGTTACTCCAGCCATTTTATTTCTCCTATGTTCTAATGACCATACACACGTTTCTCTTGTGTGGTATGTTACTAGTATTTATAAGTTTTTGGAAAAAACCGGAGTTATCGGCGTTGTTTGGCTCGTTTTTGTAAGGATCGTAACATTTGTACGTATCCTGGCCCTGCTTTTACGATATCATCTATCATTTCAATAGCAGGCATATATTGTTTTACGAACGTGCTTGGAACACTTTGACCATTCTTTGCAAGTTCTAAAAACTTTTTAGTACCTACTAAATTTCTTGCACCAACTAGATATCTGTATAAAGATAATTCCTTACCACTAGTTGAAAGGTCTGGTACACTAATTATTGGTTCGTTGTCCTTGACTGTTCCTGTTTCTAAATCTCTTTCAGCTACAAGTTCTTCTAGGAATCTAATTATATCACTGCTTCTTAGTTTAGCTCTAACGGCTAACACTAGTCTAGTAGCAATTTTCTTTCTGTCATATGTTGCTAGGTTTTGAAAGTTAGTAAGTTGTCTACGAATGGCTTTGTAATCAGCATTGGAGATACGTAATGCCGATTCAATACCCATAAACGTTTCACTAGTTCTTGATGACATCCCACTTGAAAGTGTAGTAAGATATCTATTGATTGCCATCATTGGTAATGTAATTCTTCTAGCAACCATTCTAGCACTATCAGGATCTTTAAGTTTAGCTAGAGCTTCATCATCTCCATTCACAAAGTAAATGAAGTTGTGTAAGTCAGTACCCTGCATCTGAAAGCGATTGTAATTAACTGCCTTCGTTGCTTTTGCATAAGCCCTTGAGGCTGATGTATACTTTGGATACTGTCTAAGAAGTTCAAGAACAAGTAAACTCAGATAGAGTCTTTCACAGCAGTCATTAAATGTTAACTTTGCTGTGTCACCCGAGTTGCGGGTCATTCTTGCTTCGTATAGCTCTTCTAGAAACTCAAGTTCCATTCTTGTTTTCCTTATACTTTTTTGCTTTCGTATGCACTTCTGGCTTGCATTTCAGGATTCACTAGTTCTTTAAATTTAAGAACCATCTCTTTAGGTCCTGGCTCACCAAGTAATGCACCTAGCATATCTTTCTTGCTGTTTACGTCTTTTGTAAACTCCATCTTCTGGCGTTGGTTATAGTTACCTGTTAGCATCTGCATGATTAAATCAGCCTGCCAACCTTTGATCTTAAACTTACCACCATCTGATGTTGTAACAGTATTAACAGGATTTGGATTACCCTGTGAATCTTTTACTTTGTGTACTTGGTTGATTAGTGATACGTGTTTATCACCAAATCCTTTTTCTAGATCACCACCATCTACGTCAGCTGGATCTATTTGTTTCTTTAAAGAATCAATAGCATCTTGATCGTCTGCATCTATTTCTTTAATAAAATCAGTTGCTTTCATTATTATCTCCTATCGTTGTACTGCTCTGTTCGCCGCACTAAAGCCAGCACGGTTAACAAATTTAATATCACCAGTTGGGTGAGCTAGTACATATCCTTCGCCCCCTGGTTTATCTCCTATTGATGCTTGTACATCAGCAGGTTGTTTTTCTAGTTGGTCGATAATGTTGTTCTTAACATTCATTATTCCACTAACTATGTTCCATAAAGCCGTAAAGGCTGTCATGTTCGTTTTAACATACTCAGTTATCTTTGCCTTTTTGTTATTGCTAACAGCACTACTCTGTAGCCATTGCATAAAGTCTTTGCCTAAGTTGTCTAATCCTGTATCTGTTTTTACGTTTACGTAATTATATAATATGTCTGCAAAGTTTGACAGTTGCATTTGTTTCAACTTACCTTTGTCAAGTAAAGTATCAATGCCTGCCGCATTCTTGTTAACGATAGCAGTAATTTTATTAACACCACTCATGTCTACTTCTGGTGCTTGTTGTACAGTGACTGGAGGTAACACTAATAAACTGTTACCTTGAAATATATCATAATCAGTTAATGGCTTTTCACTACCGTCGGGCTCAACAATTCTATGAATCACAACCCCTGCCTCGGACTGTGCAACACGTTTACCTATGTCACTGTCTGCGTTAACCTTATAGGAAACAAGTTGCGGTTTAAAAGTAAATGCTCCGTTATCTTGTTCTGGTGTGTTAAAATATAACATATCGCCTTTGAAGTAGCCTCTGTGGTCTTCTGGTATTGCTTTTTCAAATGCAGGGAATACCTTTTTCATATTGCCTGCAAACTTTCCAAACCCTTCTGGATCTCTTTGATACCCTGGACGGTTCTTAAGCATCTTCTCAATGTCATCTGCTGACTTGGCTTTACCGTCATAACCTTTTGCAACAAAGCCTGACTTGTCTGTAAACACAAACTGGCCTTTCTCATCTCTACCAAATATAACTGCTGGTGAGCCGTCCCATTTGATTGTAAGTGATTGTGTGTTACCTTTTGTTAATCCTATAATAGAATCAATAACACGTTTCGCACCTCTGCTACCTTCCCAAAAGATAATATCTTCTGCGTGGTCGATACGAGCACCTTCTCTTAATATGTTATTAAATTCATCAAATTTCATTACGGTAACTGTAGTCCTTCTTTTTCAAAGTAGTCTTTTGCATCTTTAACTAGATTCTCATAGTTAGGATCTGTTTTAATTTTCTTGTTGATAGTTTCAACACTTCTCATATCTTCAGCAGTTGCACCATCACCCATTAAAGTTTTAGCTACCTCGGTTGGATCTTTAGTTACAGGTTGGTTAGTAATTCTATCTACTAATCCGTTTGTTGGTGACCATTTGTAACCTTGTGCTTTTGCAATACTGGCTATCATGATCATTCTGTGTTGTCCTTTGAATTCACTGTCAGCCGCACCACGTAGGGCAAACTGCATAAACTTAGGATCACCAAACATTAAGTCTGTTTGTACAAATCCGTTCTTTGCATCTCCATTGATAGGAGTTTTAAAGTGTACACTGATACCTGTCTTTGCTATCCAGGCTCTGTCTTCATCATTGGGTGCGTTCTTATCTTTCCAGGCTTTTAGTTTTGCTACTAAACCGTTCTTGTCAACGTTCTCTTTGTCAACTGCAACGTCTAAGTCACCTGATGTATCTTTGATACCAGTTGAACCTAGCATAAAGTTTACATGATCAAGTCCTGTGATTTTTTCAAGCCATTTAAGTGTAGGCTCTACATCTGCTTTGTTTATTCTTTTGGTTGCTTCAGCACCATCTGGTGTCTTGAATACGTTACCACCTTCGTTAAGAATTTGCATTGTCGTCATCCTTTTGATGGGATTCTATAATTTTATCAACACCACGTTTAAATTTTCTAGGGTCACCACTTCTAATACTATTGATAAAGCGTCTTTCCAATTCCTGTGCAGTTTCTTGATCGTAGCTTTCTGCTATCCTATTCAGTAGGTTTATAGCACTTTCAATCAAGTTATTGCCTGTAGATTGGATCAAAGCATCGTTATTAGTTGTACGATGTATCTGATTCAGCTCTTCTAGTATAGATCGTGTACGTTTTCTCATAGTCAAATTCCCTTATACTGTATTTAGTGTTAGAACAACGTAAACTTTCCTTAAAGAACAGTATTGGAGCGGGTAGTCAGAATCGAACTGACAGCATCAGCTTGGAAGGCTGAGGTATTACCACTATACGATACCCGCATTGTTGTATATATACTACAATCTTATTCTGTGCTTGTCAAGTGAATTATTAACTACTACGATAAATATACTTGCAATGGAGGGCAAGTAATATGGGTTCATTTAATAATAAAATTATGGCAGAGTTCAATCCACCACGTAAGTGGAAACTGGGTAGAGATTTGTCGTACACAACCTCAGACCTAACAGTTGAAGAAATCAACGCATTAAAAGGTGTTGGTGTCAAAGTAAAACGCGATACTAACAAAACAGAAACAATAACAGTACCAACAGGGTTCGTAACAGATTTAGCATCAGTACCAAGAGCTATGTGGGCCTTTATTGCTCCTTTCGATGTGGCTAGAGCGGCAATCATACACGACTTACTGTATAAGTCAATTAGACAGTATCGTTGGAAGATGAAAGATAAGGAAGATAAAGCACTTATCAAAGCGGCCAAGGTAGCTTCAGACAAGGTCTTTCTTTTAGGAATGCGTGATGCATCACCTAAAGTACCAGGATGGAAGATATACTCATCTTGGAAAGCAGTAGATTTATTTGGTAACGGTTCAATAGTACCAAACGAAAATAATATATAAAAGTGTGTGCGGGTAATTCACCCGCCACATTATCTTACTACCAACTTAAGATATTATCCCTGTACTTAATATAGTGTACAGAATCAAAACAAGCAAATGCCTTGAACTCAGGTTGTGTGTTTATGGCAAACTCATATGCTTCGTCGCAAGTTTCCCACGCACCTATTTCCTTAGGGTTGTCATAGTTATACCCTAACCATATCACTACCATAAACTCAATCATTTGTCCACCACTATTTCGTTAACTGCGGGTGGTAGTCCAACTTCTTCCTTGTCGAACCAGGAAGTAATTTCTATTAAGATATTGTAAGCTAACCAGCTAAACAATACTAATTCTAAACTATACGTTTTCATCGGTGCTCCTTTCATGAAGAAAGGGCCAAGCTATTGCTCAACCCTTGGATTAAAATTATAATATACTATCTCTATATTATAATGTCAACCTATATTTCTGCACAGGCATAGCAGTTAATCTCTAAGCCAACTGATACCTCTACGATTTGTGGAGTGTTCCATTGCATCGTGCTTCTCCAAGTTAGAGTTATGTGCCGGTTGTCTCATGACCGCGGTCCACAGTACAAGAAATGTACTAATAATATATATCATTTAGAAGATGAACGTTGTATGAACAAGAAAGGTGCCCCGCGAAAGGCTTCCGAGGCACCCGATGACTTAGGCTAGTTTAGCCGCTATCTCTTTCTCTGCTTCTGTGGCAAAGTTATTATCCCAGTTGTCTAAATGTTTCTTCATGAAAGCATTAAACACTGGAGGTATTAGTGCGAGTGCAAACAACGTGAAGTATCCTACTCCTGTGTTTGGTGCACCTACTTCATCAAGTTCCCAGAAATGAGTTTCGCCTCTGTCATGATGATCAGCTTGACGACCTATCTCTATAAAGAACCATGAAGTGAATAGTGTTGAGTTATCCCAAGAATGTCTATAGTCTATAGGCTCGCTTTTTACACGTACCAAACCATAGTGTTCTAGATAGTTAAGTGCTTCTAACTCAAAGTTTGATATTACCCAAACAAGAGCCAGACACGCAACACCTAACCAACCACCTGCAAAGAAGAACAATGCAAGTGAAGGAACACTCATCATATAACCTCTTATCCATCTGTTACCAATAGATATGAAAGGCTTCTGTAAACGTTTCAATCTTTGCTTCTCCATCTCAAACAAGAACTTAGATTGACCTAAGTGTGATTTGACATAGTGTGAATAGATATCACGTCCTCTAGGTGCAGTTGCAGGATCATCTTCACTTGCTAATTCCAAGTGATGATTGTACACATGAGCATAACAGAAATGTGCTGAACCTGATAACGCCATCATCCAACGACTAATTACGAATGCAACGCCTTTGGTGTGCGATAGTTCATGCCCATAGATTATACCTATGCCTGCAAATATACCTGTTGATAATACAGCACCTAATAGTTCTGCACCTGCCATACCATTATATATTTGGTAAGCAAGAGCTAACTGAAGTGCTACAAAGACTGGCAACATCATATACATTACTGTATTCTGTAACCAGGGGATGCCTAAGGTCTCACCATTCTCATCAACTGCTCCACGAGTCTGTACGTTGATAAGGGTGTCAAGTATAATGCCTACTCCCAATAAGCCCACACCTGTCCAAGCCCATGCTCCACCTGCCAACACTCCTACGAGTGTTACAAGTATTAACAATGGTGCTATGAAGTACCTTATGTTTACGAAAAGTTTATTCATTGCGTTCTCCCGTCTTTCGACTGTAGTTTATCACAATGTATTACTATGTTAACACAATGACAAATAATGTCAAGTGCATATTATTATTTATATTACCAAAAGGATTTGTTAGTTCTTATAAGGTTATTAGCATATTATAATATGCTTATGGCTTTAGCCACTTCTTGCAAAGTTGATACCAATACTCGCCACCTTCACGTAGAAGTTCGTTATCAGTACGTAGCTTTTCCATGCGACGGATTATAACATCATGTTGGTATGATGTCATTACTTTGTTTTTGTCTTGATGCTTTTGTAAACGTTCTATAACATCGTCAATGATAGGGCAAGTTATGTCCGGCACCTTAGGTGACTTACGTTTTAACTTCTGCCATGCTTTTTTCTCTAGTGCCATATAAATTATTTAAATGTAATGACACTAGAGTTCTAAAGGTGTTTAAAAGATTACCAACCGTTTGGAACTATTATATAATGTATTGCTAAAACTATTCCTACTGATGCACCTAAGCCAATCATCATCTTAAAGAAGTCTTTTGCAATAAAAGGAAACACACCTTTGAACTTTGTTTTGTCTGTAAATGTAGCAATAGCAAGTTCACGTCCTGTTAACAATCCTACAAAGACCCAAGTAGTTGACATAGGTATATCGTTAATCTCTTTAAAGAATAAAAGTATTACAAAGTAAAACAAGTCTATAAGACAAGCACTTCTAACATATCTTGTATTATGTTTCTCTATGACTATCTGTTGTATCTTACCGCCACGTTCCCTAAACATATAACCTAGCCCTAGTACAAATATTAATGATACCATTATCATCATATCTATAGGAACTTGTCTAGGTAGGTAAACTGCTATGTTGGCCATGTCATGACTTAACCAAGTCCACCACAATACTCCTGTGGTAATCCATTGTCCTACTCGCCAATATGCTTTATGACTTTCTTTAACTGAAGCAGACTCGTCCATCACTTTAGTAATACCGTACCATATAGCATAAGCTGATACACCTGCTACTGCATAACCCATCATGCTTTTCATAAGCATCTTCTCTAATACAAATGTACTAGCGAAAGCACTTAATACTAAAAATGATGTACTTACTGGAACACCTAGTCTTGTTAATATTAATAGTAATCCTGGAGCGGCCGCATGATACCATTGTATTTCCTGCCACGGTATCCTGTTCAGTCGTCCATATGAAATATCCCCTCCATTAGTATACCAACCATACCATAGAGCCCATAGCAGGACAGCACTTGCGGCTCCCCACATGATCTTCCAGTCATATCGTTCATGGTTGGATGCAATCCACGTACCAAGGGTCTGTACGGAATCGTTTGCTATGACAGAGTAAGCCGCGAATAAAAAGCCTATTGCCATCCATAATGTTAATACTTCCACATATACTCCTGTCTGAAGTTCGTATTCAAATATTAATTTACACTCTTATTTACTTAAAGTCAAGAAAAATTTTGTTACAATTTGATTACAATCCTGTGTCAACAAAAATGCAACGACGGTATGCAAAAAAAGTACAGGAGATCTGCTCCATTAAGGCCCCGAGTTTTGTACTAATATTATAAATACGAATGTCGACGCAAAGACCTTTCTAAGTTTTTCCGATGACACACACATACACTGGGATTGACCAGGGAGTAGAGAGCACTCCTTAAATAGCAAATGACGATGTCCAAAGCGACATTGACGGTAGCAAAGACTACTGACGCCGAGAAAAGACTCGGGGTATTGCTTTCCTTAAGCATCCAAAACATAGGAGAAAACAATGACACACTTTTGGAGTGGTCTAGTGTCTTGGATGAATCATGGGTCTGGCTTTGAAAGCCGACGCCATGCTGAGTTTGAGAAATGGGCCAGAACTGAATATAAGGACGATTGGGAATTTGCCTTAGCACATATGATTGCTACTAACGGGCAGAAGCCGAATCCGAATTACGGAACATATAAACACACCCCAATAGATAGTGCGAAGGAGGTAGCTTAAATGCAAGTACTTCGTACAATTATTAAAAAACTCAAGTCGATGGTTTGGACTCAACAACGATGGGAAGAGGACTATTTGTCTCGCTCTGTCGATCATGTTGATCTCGAACGTCGCATTAAACAACTCGATCGCAGGCAGATCGAAGTTGGCCCGTTTGGTCACAGAATCAAACAGGTTAGATATTAGGAAAGGATCTGAACAATGCTTATTATTAAACGTTTACTAAATTGGTTTGAGGTTGCCGGTTATGCGAGAGCGGCCGCGGAACTATCAAGACAAGGTTACCACAATGAAGCAAAGGCTCTACTACTAGAGAAGTTAAAACTTCAAAATAGAAAAGAAAAGGCTTTAGTGAGATTAGAAAAACTTAAAAAGATCAAGTCAAGTTATGATCCTGCGAAACATTATCTAAGAGGACACTCGGTTGCGTTCTGGAAAGGTAAGGCGGCGTAATATGTGGCCTTATACTAACGAAGAAAACGATTGGGTTTCGGGTAAAAAGAAATAGATTTTTGTGTAAATCGAATATAGGGCGATAGAAATACCGCCCTATTTTTTTGAGTAAGTTACTCAGTTACTGGAGCTTCAGCAGGTGACCAAGAGATCATGTTTCCTGTGTAAGCCATGTAACCTAATACAACGACTGCTACTATAATAGCAATCCAAAGTTTTTTATTTTTAAACATTTTGTTACCCTCCTTAGATAAAAAAAGGAGCAGTACAAAAACTGCCCCTCAAATTGTTTATTAAAGATTAAAAGTTAACTGTAAAGCCTACTGAAGCTTCAGTATCAGTTGCGTCCCATTCTTTATCCATCTCTCTATTTACTGCAATCTTCAATGAGCTCTTTTCACTCAATGCAATTGAAGTACCTACAGATGCGTATGCGTCAGCACGTTCGAAATCAGTAAAGTCACCCTCTAATGATTTCCAATCGTATCCAAGTTCTACAAATGGTGTTAGGTTAGTACCCATTGATGTCTCAGCACCAACGAACGGAGATAATCTCATTTCGTCTTTGCTTAAAGTGTCACCTGTGGTATAGTGAATGTCACCGCCACCGTAAACATTAAACGATCCAAGTGTTGAAAGATCTCTTTCAGCACCTGCTGTCCAACGCCAATCGGTATTAGTACCATCGTCGATGTAAGCAACACCTACGTTAATAGGGTTACCGTTTGTATGAATGTCAATTACTTGAGCATCATCTGAAAAGTCATTCGTTGCTCCTGTTCCAATTGATAGTCCATACTTCTCTCCTTCAGCATTCATTGATACACCCATGTTGTCGTAGTTACCCGCGATAACTGGTGTAGTTAGAAATGCACAAGAGAGCATTACTAAGAATAGTTTCTTCATTCTTATATTTCTCCTTCGATTCTTTTTATTTAGATTGTCTTCTTTGTTGTGAGGATTTGTTTTAACATCTTCAACATATATTTATCTAAACAAACGTATAGGTTGTGGCAAAAAGAATAGACTCATCGCCACAACCAACTTGTTGTTATTTTTCTATATTATTATTTTTTTGTGTAAATCGAATATAGAACCCATACTGCAACCAAGCCAACTAAACCTTGAGCTGAAAAGCCTGCAATAATGTTTTGGACATTTCCTATTACGGAAATGTTTGGCCAGAACGGAATGTTCTGTCCTTTGAAAAGAACCTCAAGCACTATGCCCAATGCAATCAAACTCACACCAACTTCGGCTAGAGCTCCGGCCCATCCTTTTACTTTAGTTAAGATATCCATGTGGATCTCCTTTCTATAAGTTAAACGAAATCACACTCGTGTAATATCGTTGTAATATTTAAATAGCAAGTCTTACAAGTAAACTGATCATAAATGGTTGTAGGTACCTAATTTGGCGATCTAAATTCTTGATTTTTATAAATAAAAGTGCTATTATACTTAATAGCGTCATTACACACAACACACACAGAAGGAGTATACAATGACAAATCCAAAAGATAATGTATCACCAAAGATACAATTCAATAAAAACGGTTACGAAATTAGAACAGATGTATTGGAAATGGCCAAACAGTTCACAGAGTTTGAATTTTCAAACAAGTGGATGGGCTGGGAACAAACAGCTAAACGTGATAAAGAAACTGGTCAAGTGGTCATGGACGTTAAGATGCCAGATGTACCAGGAACAGATGAAGTTCTAAAGAATGCAGAAAGGTTCTACGATTTCGTTAACGGAACCCCAGATAAAGACAACAAGTAATATGACTAAACACCGAATAGATGCAAAGTCACCGCCAACATAGTAAAGACACGTTGGCAAACGACACAATGATAATGCAAACGTACTCATAGAGGCGTAAAACTATATACATAGGAGGCGGGAGGCCTGTTTCATTTACTTGGAGCAGGCCTTTAAATTTCTATAAGTATTACATCATGGGAACTCGAGGACTAGTTACACTTACTAAAAAAGATCAAGACAAGATCTTTGCCAAGCTAACTTCGGCTAGTAAGGAAACAATAGAACTACGAAGTGAAAAGACCAAACTAAACAATCCTGCAATTAACCTATCCAACAACGAGTTATTCGAAGATCATGTACGCAATATTGCATGGAAGCCTATGCAGAATCACGGGCTAAATGACTCTAGTATAGAACTATATGCAGAGGATCAGGATTGGCCAATGCAAGTCAAGGCATACCTTAACCTAGTTAAAGATGAAGATCTAAGTGCAAAACGCATAGTCGATATGGGCTGTGGTTGGGGTAGAGGTGTTCATGCCATAGCAAAGTATCGCAAGGCAAACATCACAGGCGTAGATAATAATCCACAATGTATTGAATATGCTAGGCAGAACTATCCACAACAGAGATTTCTACAAGACGATAAGCTCTGTGACTATGACGGTGATCATGTTTATGATTATATTATAAGTGTATGTTCAGCACACCTACTATTTGAAACGGGCTTCTTTGATAAGAAGTACAAAGGTACTATATTAATAAGCGACTTCTTTGATAGAACAAGTATCAACGAGTTCAAAGATGCAGTACTAAAGAATTATAGAATAGAAGAAGAAACAGACCTAACACAACAAACAGTTTCAGCTATGGAGTACGATCTAGCTACCTTAGACGCAAGGTTTAAGGATATGGTTCCACAGGAATCAATAAACATATTCAGAGACATACAACAGAGTAGGCTACACCTATTTAGAATGGGTGCTAACAAACAGTATAAATATAAGTTATATGCTAAGATGGATTAAAAACTTTATAGAGAACTGTAATAAAGTGCAAAAGGAACTGCACGAAGCAGGCATACAGATTCACTATCATCATAACGGTGTATATGTCCACCAGAACCAAATAAATACAAAAGATGATAGACTTAGAACCATTCAAGAAAAAGATAAAAGAACTAAAGGATAACGGCAACTACCGTGTGTTCAACGATATACTTCGTGAACGCGGTGATTTTCCTAAGGCCATATGGTACGGGAAGTACGCAATAAAAAACATTGTAAATTGGTGTAGTAACGATTATCTTGGAATGGGTCAACATAAGGTAGTACTCGATGCCATGCACACCGCCCTAGATCAAACAGGTGCCGGTTCGGGTGGAACTAGAAACATTGCCGGAACAAGTCATTATCATGTTGCCTTGGAAAATGAGTTGGCGAAACTGCATAGCAAACAGTCAGCTTTATTATTCACATCAGCCTATGTAGCAAATGAATGGACTCTGATTGCTCTGAAACGCATCATTCCCGACATTGTGTTCTTAAGTGATAGCAAGAATCACGCATCTTTAATTCAAGGTATTAGACACAGTGGTGCTGAGAAACATATTTTCAAGCACAATGATCTTGAGCATTTAGAAAAACTACTGCGAGACGTCAAAGGAACACCTTGCATTGTCTTTGAGTCTGTGTATAGCATGGATGGATACGTCAGTAAGATTCCAGAAATTGTTGCATTGGCTAAGAAGTATAATGCCATTACGTACTTAGATGAGGTTCACGCCGTTGGCCTGTATGGTGAAACAGGTGCAGGATATTCTGCAAAGCTAAGATCACAGGACCAAATCGATATTCTTAATGGTACACTAGGTAAAGCCTTTGGTGTTACGGGCGGATATATTGCAGGGAAGCACGATGTAATCGACGCTATCCGTTCTATAGCATCAGGCTTTATCTTTACTACTTCAATGAGTCCTGTACTATGTGCAGGTGCATTGGCAAGTGTAAAATATTTAAAAGACCACAACGACCTAAGAGTCAAGCACCAAGAACGTGCAAAAAGATTAAAGACACTTCTAAGGAATAGAGACATACCTGTCATGGACAATGAAACACATATAGTTCCTGTCATGATAGGAGATCCAAAGAAGACCAAAAGAATTAGTGACGAACTAATAAACGAATATGGAATATATTGTCAAGCAATAAATCACCCAACGGTTGAGGAAGGCACAGAACGCCTACGTTTTGCTCCGACTCCATTCCATACTAATGCAATGATGCATGACTTATGTGATGCTCTGCAAAAAGTATTATAATAACAAGAAAGAAGATGATGGATAAAATAAAGAAGTATATGTACATGGGCATAGGTTTCCTGTGTGTGGGTATTGCTTATATAGGATTTGTAACTCCTGGCATACCATTTAGTATATTCTTAGTCATTGCCGCTTGGGCGTTTGCCAAGAGTTCTCCACGTATGGAGGCTTGGTTATACAATCACCCATGGTTCGGCAAGTTCCTAACTAACTGGACTAAGAAAAGAGTATTTCCTACCAAAGGGAAATATGCAATGGTGATAGTAATGTCATCAACTTTAGTGTTTACTTGGTTTGCAACTGAGAACATTAAAGCAATTATGTGGAGTGGTGGCTTTATGGCACTCGTGGCTATATGGGCTTGGAGATATCCTGGTTCAGTTGAGGAACACTCACGTAGATTAAAAGCAGGCGAAAAGGTTGCTTGGTTAAAATAAACCGTATTTCTTTAGCTTTTTAATTAAATTAGTTCGGCCAATGCCCAGTGCGTTGGCCGTTTTTGTTCTGTTCCCGTCAAACTCATTAAACTTTTCATAGATAGCTTGTCGTTCTATCTTTGCTAATTCCAATGGTAATCTTTCGTTAAACTGATATGTGTCAAAGTGATCAGCAACTTGGTCCATGATAAGATTGTGTTCATCATAGTCGCTCGAGAGTTGAACGTTTGTTTTCTTAGGCATTAAACTACCCTTCTAAATGCTAACTGTATTTAACCTTATTAAATTATGTAGGTGTTTAATTACGAGGTAAAGCCCACATTTATTATATGTGTACTAAAAGGTGTAACTTTTTTTACATCTGATAAATAAGTGTGTGAAGGGCACAACTCTACCAGACTAGGGGTTTACGGAAAATATAATATGAAGTTTAAAACGTTAGCAATATTTTTGACGGTGGCGACACTTGCCTTATTTTCAACACAGGCAGTCGCTGAAACAAACACAGTAACATCAACCGTTACAGGTACTACTACGGTTGACAAAACACCACCAACAGCGTCAGCACCAAACGTTATGATTAACAATCAAGATGTTTGTTCAACGGGAACAAGTGCCGCAGTACAAACACAGGTGTTTGGTATTGCAGGTGGAACAACTATACGAGATCTAAACTGTGAAAGATTGAAACTATCCAGATCATTATATGGTATGGGTATGAAGGTCGCCGCAGTATCTTTATTATGCCAAGATGCAAGAGTATTTGAAGCCATGGAGATGGCAGGTACACCTTGTCCGTACAAAGGTAAGATTGGAATTGAGGCCGCGAAAGCATGGGCTGAGAATCCAGACAAACGCCCTGATTATGAGAAATGGTTAAAAGAAAATGATCTTGAAGCATACGAAAAAGAGTGGAAGAATAAGGCAACTACTTGGAGCATTGGTATTGGTGCTCTGTTGTTATTCTTACTCTAATCCAGCACTAGCTTACACACAACAATATAACGTTGGCGATACAGGGCCTAACGGTGGTACAGTAACCTCTAGTACCTTAACCTCAGTAATAACTAACACAGAGGTAACACTCAATGGTGGCTTCGAAGATACAACAACTACAACTAACTGGACCGAAACAGTGGTTGAAGAGATTGCTACATCTACAACTACCACACAACAAGTATCACAGATAACAGCCACAACAACGTCAAACTTTGTACCAACTATCAATTCAAGTGATTGGTCGACTGAAGGTAGAATAAAGTTACAAGGCGCAACACAATGTAGAACAGGTGGATCAAGTGCAACTGTTGGTGCGGGTGAAGCCTGTACAGGTTACCAACACAATAACAATAACAGTCTTTTACAAGATGCTAATAATTATAACTTCACGGCATTGGGTGGTGGACAAATAACTTCAGAAAAATTTGAAATGGGTCCAGACTTGACTATCGCGGAGATACAATCAGGCATGACATTAAACTATGGTGTTGATGTGCAATCACATAAGTCAAACACATCTGTAGGATTGTGTTCAGCAACGAGTGGTGACTGTAAGGACGTATTTAGAATCACTACAAAACTTTATAGGTGTGCTGATTGTTATGGTGGGGGTAAGTTCGCTGAATATTCAAATACTGTAACTTTAACCTACGGCGGTACACAAACACATTCATT